CGACACCGAATTAACCTGTGTTGCTTACATTGAGGAAAAAGTTATAGATGCATCTGATTTGGAATTCGCACATCTTCATTACACTCAGGGACATTCTGAAAAGGACTATGTCGACGTAAAAAATCAAGATACTTTTTACGATGGGTTTAATATATTCAGAAAAAGAATCTCTAAGAATTTTCATCTTCCAGATAAACTGACAAAGGATAAAATACCTTCTTCTATACTAGAATGGATAGAGGAGAATCAGCAAAGCATTCCAGAGGAAGATCCGGGGGAAGAAGAACTGTTTATGGAATAATAATATAATTAAAAAAAAAGATTAATGGATTCCATAAAAATAAATTGGCACTGTAGTATTAATTTCGGAGATCAGTTAAACCCCTATCTTATTGAAAAACTATGGGGCATAAAATCTGTAAAGGTAAACGAGGGTGACGAATCTCCCCATATAATGATGCTAGGTTCCATATTAAACGAAGCTAATGATGGAACAATTGTAATGGGTGCAGGCTTAGTTGCAAGTGATAGAATATTTACAGGAAATCCTAAATTAATTGGTCTTAGAGGAAAATTAACCAAAGATACATTAAAAGAAAGGGGGTTTAATGTGGATGATGTTTTTCTTGGCGATCCCTCGATATTACTCCCCAAATTTTACAATCCCACTATTGAAAAAAAGTATGATCTAGGAATTATTCCACATTTGGTTGATTACGAGAATGCTTTAAATATTTTTAGCGACACTGAAAGATTCCTAGTGATTGACCTAAGACTTGATGAAAATAATACAATAGAGAAAGTAATAGATAAAATAAAATCATGCAAATGTACTATATCAAGTAGTCTTCATGGATTTATTGTGTCTCACGCGTATGGAATACCAGGAACTTGGTGTAAATTTTCTGATAATGTCATAGGGGACGGTTTTAAATTTATTGACTATCTTTCAGCTTATACTGATTTATATAATGAAATACCATTTTTTGATCTGAGGAATTTAATAAAAGAGGAAATTGATATTAATAAAATAATAGAGCTATCATCTACCACTATAATAAATAATCAGATAGAAATAGAAAGGGTAAAAGCTGGATTAGAGTTAGGAAAACTACAATTAACAATATAAAAAAATTAAAAAAATGGAAGAATTAGCATTCAATCAAGATATTTATTTGAGCGAAAAATTTTTGGAGATTAAAAATAAATACAATCTTGATACTGTTATAGAAACAGGAACATATCACGGTACAACTACTTCTTGGTTTTCTAAGCACTTTAAAGCTGTGTATACGATCGAATCACAGCCTGCACACTTTGAAGAGGCAGCAAAAATAATTGGACGTATAGATAACATCAAAATGTCTTTAGGTGATAGCCCAGAATTCTTAAAAAAAATACTTGCATCAATAGATGACAATAAGACTATTATATTCTTAGATGCGCATTGGTACACTAATCCTGTATTAGCAGAGCTAGATGCAATTAAAGAGTCCGGCAAATTACCTATTCTTGCTATTCATGATTTTATGGTACCAGGACATCCAGAATTTGGATATGACGAATATCCTGATCAGGGGATAGTTTATAACTGGGAATGGATAGAAGATCATATTAATTCAATCTATGGCGAAGATGGATACTCAAAAGATTATAACACAGAGGCAACCGGATCTATGAGAGGATGCCTATTTATATTTCCAAATAAAAAATAACAAATGATCGACGTAAACAATTATCAAAGGCAGGTACACAGCCAATCCGGTGAAGATGGTATATTAGAAAAAATATTTGAAACCCTAGGAATAAAAAATGGATGGTATTGTGAATTTGGTGCTGGAGATGGTAACTGGATTTGCAATACAAGAAAACTTAGAGAAGAAGGATGGAAAGGTGTTTTAATAGAAGGAGATAATGCATCATTCATAAATTTAAAAAACAACTATGGGACACATCCGGATGTTTCTATTATAGAATCATACATCAGTTGCGAGCCTGGTGAATCCCTTGATGATTTATTAGCTACTACACAAATTCCTAAAGACTTTGATTTTTTATCTATAGATGTGGACGGAAATGATCTATGGATATGGAAATCTTTAGAAACATATGAACCTAAAGTTATTGCGGTCGAGTATAATCCACACTACAATCCTGTTGACAGCCTAACTATAGAATACGATGCTAATCATAGATTCAATAGTGATAATTATTATGGAGCTACCGCAGGTGCTTTTAATAAATTAGCAGAAGAGAAGGGGTATAAACTAATAGGATCGACAGGTGGTTTAAATCTGTTTTATTGTAAAAAAGAATTATCTGATCAATTTAAAGAACTTGACATCAATGAAGTATACCAAGGAAGCGGATGGCCACAGAGTGACAGGAAAATGGTTCAATATTAATTCCATAAAGGGAATGGCAATAATTGGATTATCATATCTAGGAATTAACGAAATAGAAGTTCCCTACATGGGAGTTAAAAAGATAGACGGCAGAACGAGAAAGCTTTATCTGACCTTTATTAATTATGATGTTAAGAAATGTGAGAGCCTCCTAAAAAAATATAGGATGGACATCAATACACTTCCTGACGATCTTAGGGTTTTTAATTACATGTGCTTTCTTACCGATTATAAAAGGTACAAATCTTTCTTTCCTGAATTATTTAGGATCAAAAAATCAGTACACACCTCGGGGTTTTTACAGCTGTGTGCACATAGAATCTACCAAAAAGAGGGGTACACCAAAGAGCTTTCCGAAATCTTAAGAAAAAGCATAGAATATTCCGAGACTAATAAGATACACAAATGGAGACTCAGTGGTAAATTTTTCACTGGTGTTTATTCAGGTAACAAGTCTTCTATTTTTAAAAATTTTATAGAATGCCTAAACATCAACAGATTAGAAATTGATATGGATTGTTGGAGAGATAAAATAGTTTATATAGTCAACTGGTTAAAATTCTATTATCCCTTGGAATCTAAATCACACATAGACAAGGTTAGGAATTATTTAATAGAAATGAATAATGAATCATACGAGAATCTTGTCCTTCCATATTTGACTATAAACGAGCCTGGAATATTAAACGAAGATATATTTAAATCCTTAAGTTCTATAAAGATACTTCAAAGGATTGATTCTATAATTATAAAATGAGTATGAAGAAAAAAATAGCAATATTTGGATCAACTGGTTTAGTTGGATCTAATATCGTTAAAAAAATAGACCTGGAGAAATATCAGGTATATTCTCCAACCAGGAAAGAACTTGACCTATTTGACCAAGAAAAAGTTTTAGATTGGTTTTTTAAAAACAGGGTAGAATATGTTATACTAGCAGCTGCCAGAGTAGGAGGTATAATTGCTAATTCAACATATCCAACTGAATTTCTGTACGAGAATTTAACCATGCAGAACAATATCATGATGTCTGCATTAAAGAGCGATGTTGAAAATCTCATATTTCTTGGATCATCTTGCATCTATCCAAGAGAATGCCCTCAGCCAATCAAAGAAGAATATCTTCTAACCGGTCCATTAGAGAAAACAAACAAATCTTATGCCTTAGCAAAAATAGCTGGTATTCAACTGTGTGATTCCATAAGAGAACAGTATGGTAAAAACTACTATTCACTAATGCCCTGTAATCTTTATGGCCCTGGTGATAATTTTGATTTAGAGGCTTCCCATGTTATCCCAGGGATGATTCGAAAGATTGAAAATGCTAGAGATAACAATCATCTTACTCTTAAGCTTTTAGGAACCGGAAGACCACTTAGAGAATTTCTTTATGTTGAAGATTTGGCAGAAGCTGTGATATTCATGCTGGAAAATTACAAAGGGAATGATGGATTAATTAACGTGGGAAGTGGATCCGAGATTTCAATCAAAGAACTCGCAAATATAGTTGCTCGTGTCATAGACTACAAAGGTGATATACTTTTTGATACTGAGGGATTAGACGGAACCCCTAGAAAAGTAATGGATAATTCCAAGATAGAATCTATCGGATGGAAACCTAAAATGGATCTAGAGACAGGCATAACAGAAACAATTAGGTGGTATTGGGATAATAAAGATAACATTAGAAAATAAATGAAGACAGCACTAATAACAGGAGTAAACGGCCAAGATGGATCTTATCTTGCAGAACTTCTTTTAGAGAAAGGATATCAGGTATATGGAACGATCAGAAGATCTTCTACCTTTAACTCTGGAAGAATAGAACACTTTAGGGAACATCCAAACTTTAAAAGATTTTATATAGATCTGACCGATCCCGGAAGTGTGTCCCATATTATATCCGAATTAAAACCCGATGAGATTTATAATCTTGCTGCACAAAGCCACGTTAAGATATCATTTGAAATACCCAATTATACTGGACAAGTGGATGCTATGGGAACTTTAAATGTGTTAGAAGCGATCAGAGCGCACTCCCCGGCATCTAAGTTATACCAAGCTTCAACATCTGAGTTATACGGTAAAGTCCAAGAAACCCCGCAAAAGGAAACAACCCCATTTTATCCCAGATCCCCTTATGGGGTAGCTAAATTATATGGATTTTGGATAGTGAAGAACTACCGGGAGTCTTACAATTTATTCGCATGTAATGGTATTCTTTTCAATCACACATCGCCTAGAAGGGGTGAAAACTTTGTTGAGAAAAAAATAGTAGATGGATTATGCCAGATCAAAAAAGGTAGAGGTGGATTATTAACGCTTGGCAATTTATCAGCAAGAAGAGATATAGGTCATGCTAAAGAGTACGTTGAAGGTATGTGGAGAATGCTTCAGCAGGATTCACCGGAGGATTTTATCCTTGCCACTGGGGTAACATACTCAATTAAAGAGATGGTTGAAATGGTGTGTAAAAAACTAGAAATAGAAATCGAGTGGAGAAAAGATATTCAGGGAGATCTTGGTGTGGAGAAGGGAACCGGAAGAATTCTGATAGGAACAGATCCTAAATATTACAGACCAGCTGAAGTTGAACTATTACAAGGAGATGCTTCTAAAGCTAAAGAAATACTTGGCTGGGAATCTAAATTAACTCTTTCCGATATACTTGACGAGATGATAGAAGAAGCTATGAAGTAGTTGTTGATACCTTATCTCCAGCTCCTAAAAGATCATCTACAGTTTTAACACTATATGTGGTTTGGCCTGGTACACCCCAATCTTTTTGTTCACCCCAATTGATGAATCCTTGATGTGTTATATGATTACCTGAATTATAAGAAAAATCGTGTTTTCCGTCTTTAGACGAAGACTGTTCAAATTCATCCATTGAAGAAATGTTTTTATATCCGTATTTTTCCATTATTTCTTTTTCTTTTTCTTGTTAGCTTTTCCCCTCTGATATAACGCCTTATCTCCCATTTTAGTAGTCTTACCCCCAGTAACAAATGAGTTAACTCTAGCCATTGCCCATTGCTGTGGGGTTGTTCCTGGAATATGCCCTTTTTTCCAAGCAGCATATCCTCTTTTCCAAACCTGCTTAAGTATACCCAACGGGAATCTTGTTTTGTCTGATTTGTTTTTAAGAGCTTTATTCACTGGGCTAGATGGCGAATCTACACCCTCATTGATATCCTCTGATTCTTTTAAATCGTTGTAAACCTCCCAAGCTGCTATTTCAACTGCTTCTAGAAATGCATCAAATCCCAGTAGTTCTAAACCCTCCCCATACATTTTCTGATATTTTTTTGTGTATTGGCTCTTTTTAGTCTCAACTGGTTTACCCTTCCCTGCTTTTTTTGATTTATAATCAGCATCCCATGGTCCATATGCAGATGAATCATTATCTGCTTTATCCCCGTGTTTTTTGATTTCTCTTTTCATCACACCTGGATTTTTGGTGAGGTATTTCTTAGGTAGTTTCATATTTCTCTATATATTCCGAAATAAATTCTTTTAATTCTCTATAATAAATTGGAATAAAGAAAATAAAGCCTTCATGGCCACATGTTTAAAAAGCTCAAGAAAATAATACAAATTATGACAGATAAAGATCTTTCTGAAATCAAGGAAGAGTATTCCAATTTTTCGTATCAATGGATTAAAGGCGATAACCTCTCACAAACGCAACATTTTGAGGATTTAATTGAGGAGGGTGGCAGAAAATACATTCTTTTCACTGATAAAACCAGGATATCTTTAGATCTGCTAGACGAGTATATGATTAAGGTAGAAAAAGGATTTGAGGAGATAATTCCAAAATCCGATCCTAACGTCTTAAATCAATCACAGACCGAACAACCATCTGGCAGAGGGGTTAAGACAAGAGAGGTTCAAGAAATCAGACCACAGTCTAGAGACGAAAATCCAATATTTGCTCTACTCTCTAAACAGAAGGAAAACTGGGTAGATGTCGATTTAAAACTTAGCATCAATCTTCCTCCTAGAAGCCTATGGGACGTTTTAATGGGATCTTTTGAAGATGCGGAGAAAGATATCTTAGAATACGTTACGAAAGACCTTGATATAGAGGTAGTTAGACAATCCCTGAGGGAATCCATAAAGGATATATATAAAAAGCAGAAAACAATTACATCCACAAAAAATGTCAGATCCCAAGATTCTATTCCAGAATAATTACATCCAGGTGATAGAAAACAAAGACAGGGTTGGTATCAAGCAGATAAACCCGTCCGTGATGATTCTTCCATATACAGTGGATGAAAACGGAAATCCTAAATCTATTGGTCTGATCTCAGAACCCTCTAATATCAAAGAGGAAAGAATGAGCCAAACCATAATAACAGGATCTCCTGAAAAATCCGATGTTGATATCTTAGCAACCGCCAAGAGAGAATTAAAGGAGGAATCGGGATACGACGTGGAAGACACAGAAAGATGGGAATTTCTTGGAAATATCCAATCCTCTAAATTAGTAGTAAACGGAAACCCAGCATTTGGTGTGGACGTTACTGGAATAAAAAGGGGAGAAAAATCAGGTGACGGATCGGAAAGCGAAAAGAATAGCAAATTTTCTCTAGTGTCTCTTAATGATGCATTAAATGTAGATGATGCTTTAATAGCATGTTTATTTTTAAAAATATTTCAAAACAAATTAATTTAAATTTATATGAATTTTCCTTCGAGAAGAGAAAGAAGAGCAATGGCAAAAGCAATGGGGCTAACAGGAAAGAAAGAATCCCTAGCTAAAATGTCAGAGCGATTTAAACGTTCCAATGAGTTTGGAAAAATGATCCATTTACAGCATTTACAAAATTTAGAAAATACTAGAATTAATTCAGAAAAAATTGAGGAAACAGAAGAAAACACGCCACAGGCACCAACTGATTCGCCAGATTGGGGATTAGAAGACTTCAAACAACAAATCATAAGTGGAGAAAATCCAGAATAAGAAAGCCTCAATAAAAATACATCTTACTTCTCTTAGTTATCGTGAAATTAAAAAATCACTGCCAGATAACGAGAAGGTGTCCTATATAGATGTAACCAAGATTATTTCCGAAAGCTTTGGGGATAAAGATCTTAGTGATATCCAATATTGGATCCTAAATCAAATGATAGTTAAGAAAATAGAGTCTTTTAAGACCACTAATCCTGCAAAAATCTTTATAACTATCAAGGAACCCTCCAGAAATTCAATTAAATCTTTTAAAGACCTCCTCCAAGAGTTTAAAATCGGACCCGCTCAAATAGAGATATACAGCATTTAATTTAAGAGGTATCCCGTTTCGGGAATATATAACTTAAATAATAATTGTAAGCTGTGGGATTATTTGATTTTGTAACGAATGTCAGAAACGAGGCACTCATAAGATCTACAACAATAACCAATGTTGTTTCCAATACAGGTGGATTCAAAGACGATCTTGTGGATCGATCTGAAGCTGTTAAGAAGAACATTTACAGCTTTAACTCCGATAAGGAATACGGAGTTTTTGAAAACCAAAGTGATGCTGTTACTAGGTTGCCTTCTTCATTATTTTACGAAGCTCAGTCTTCTGAGGACGGAAGGCTTGGTCTATTTAACTATCATGTTATAGGGGATATAAAGGCTGGTTTAGGGGGAGGTGGAAAGTTTAACTATATTAAATCCGAAACCTATGCTAACAATCAGAAGGTAACCCCGGAGATAAGTAGAAACCCTACAGCCCAAGCAATAATTAAGACCACAACATCTAACGGGGCATATCTAAATCCTAGTAGCCCTTATGTTTCCCAGCCTTATAACGTTAAAGACTTTATATTTTGTAAGCACTACGGCGTTATTCCAAATAACAGGATGATAACATTAAGAAGATTTCCTACACCGGTTATGGACAACTTAAGAGTGCCTACGAGCGCTCCTAGAATAGAGCCTAGCCAACAAGGTGATGATATAAAAGGAAACTTTGTTAACAATGACGGGCTTAGTCGAAATCAAATGATTAAAGACGGAGCAGCCCTACCAATTGCACAGGCAATTACATATTTTGGAGGAGACACAGGAAACACCTTGGATTCAATATTGAATGTTGAAACCGGATTAAAATGGGAATCAAAGGGGCAAAAAACAAAAATGTCAGCCGAGGGAAATGATAAAGGATTTCTATCTAGTACATATGGGAAATACCTAGAAGCTGTTGTGGGTGCTTCCACTTTTGATGGCCTTAACAAAATAAGTAACGGAATAGGGGTGGTCACAGATCCTGATAATAGAGAATTACAAATAAGAAGAACTCTCTTAGAAAAATTAACAACCGGGGACGGGCCTCTAAGTCAGAGAATCTTCGTTGATGTTAACACTGTTAATAGCATGTATGTAAGAGGTGTAGGATTTACGGGGGGTGAGCAAACTTTCTCTTTGAAATTCACGTATAGTCTAACTAGCGTTGGCGAGGTAAACAGTAGAATGATGTTTATTGACTTGTTTGCAAATCTTTTAGCAATAGGAAGTGATTATGGTAAATTTTTAGCCCCACAGCTTCTTGTGAATTCTAATAGGCAGGGAATAGGATTTCCTGGAGGATCCAAAGGGTATGTTAAGCACCTGACAAATCCCGTTGAATTTCTAAATGACATGATGAAGCTTAAATTCGGGGAAGAGGTTAAAAAGAAGATAAAAGGATTAGAGGGAACACTTGCAAAAGCACAAACTGAGCTTTCGGGATTAAGTAATGGCAAACCACTTTCTAAGAATGGTCAGTTATATAAAACACTCACTGTTATGCTAACCAGCCAAATGCTTAATGACTTATACTATGAGCCTATTATGCTTTCTGGTTATCCAACAGGGGAATGGCACGTTGTAGTTGGAAATCCATTAAATCCGATAGCAATGATGGGTAACCTAATTTGTGAAAAGGTTAAAATTAATTTCAACAACACCCTAGGACCAGATGACTTTCCAACAGAGATGACTGCAGTTTTCTCGATGAAAGCAGCGAGAACAAAACATAGAGGAGACTTTGAAAGCATGTTTAACAGAGGTAACGGTAGACTTTATCTTGGTAAATTCCCGATCTCTGATGCATCCAGAAATGCTCAGGTTGGAGCAACAACTGGAATTGACACTCAGGGAACTATTGGTAAGAATGTGAGAGACGGTGCTTTTGGATTAGCAGCGAACTTTGGCCAACAACTAGGATTATAATATTTAGTATATGATTGATATAGACGTTTTAGCAAACAAACCGGAGATAATAGTTAACGGAGAGACTATTATAGATCTAGTTGCTAGATCCGTGGATCCTGATGTTGTTCCTGGATTTTCTAAATTTATTTTTACTAACGAAGAGATGGTAATGAGAGCAGATCTTGCAGCTCATATGCTTTGCGGAAGTCATAACAGAATGGGAACACTATTAAAAGTTAATTCCATAGGTAATCCTTTTTCTCTAAACGTGAATGAATTTTTATTTGTTCCTGACACAGAAACAATTAATAAATTAAGCAGAAGACCCCAGGGAGAAGAGCCTGATGATATTAGAAAATCCTTTAGAAAACAATTACAAGATAGAATATCTAAGGTATCAGAAACAAGAAAAGAGTATTTAAATGCTGTTAATATTAGTGAAGCTGCAGGTTCTGCAGGATCTGGAGAATTCCAAAATCCTCTTCCTCCTAATGTAACACAGGAGGGATCTGAACAATTCAAAGTACAAGACGGAAAATTAATATTTGGTTCTGATATTGGAGTATGTAGAACTAGAATACAGCAGAACAAATCACTAGCAACAATTAAATCAAGATTTGCCCAAAGACAAATTTTTGAATCATGATAGACAGCAAAAAAACAATTCTTCAGTTAGACAAAGAAACAATAGTTCTGGACGAGCTCTCTATTGTTGATGAGATAAATCACAAAGATAAAGAAAAAGTAGAAAGAATAGGAAGTAAAACCGAAACTGAAACTGGATTCGGAATGCCTATGATTATGATTAATAACTTTCTTGTTAGAGATCTTAGTTTTTTCAGATTAGATCTATCGGATAAAATACCTCAATTAATATTTAGATTTACTCCACAGGATGAATCATTTTTATATACATCGTATCCTAAAGATGGTGATCTAGTTTCGCTATACATTAGATCCACATCTGAGCTGTACAAGCCAGTTAGAATGGATCTATTAGTTACCGAGGTGCTAAGTCAATTTGCCATGTTAGAAGAAAAATACATGGGTGAAGAAAATAGAGCTAATGGAAATAATGCATCATTTACTATAAAATGTCAAATGAGAATTCCTGGTATATTTCAGCACACCTCTAAATCATTCAAAGATAAAACATCATTTGATGTTATAAGACAGGTAGCTAAAGATCTTGGACTTGGGTTTGCATCTAATGAGAAAAACACAGAGGACAAAATGAACTGGCTATGTCCTTCTAAAACCTTATACAAATTTATAGATGATGTCTGTGGATCTGCTTGGAAAGGGGAAGAAGACTTCTTTGATTGGTGGATTGATCAGTATTACGTTTTAAACTTTGTCAATCTTAAAAAACAGTTATTAGAAAAAAGTAAAGATGAAACAAGAGTACTTCAGGCTATAGGAACAGAAAATGGATTATCCGGAGGTTTAGACGGAAATGTTAAACCTGCTGAAGTTAAACTGCCTTTATTTTTTACCAATGATTATTATTATAAAAAATATCCATTTTTTATCAACGCATATTCTGTTAAAAATGCATCCGGCTATATAGCAAATAATTTTGGTTATTCAAGGGATCTTCAATTTTACGATACCAAGTTAGTAAGTGATAGACCTATTAATAAATTTGTGAAATATAAAGTGGAATATGTCACACAAAAAAATCTAGATTATAGCAGTATTCTCTTCAAAGGAAGAGCTAACGAGGATGTTTACAAAAAAGAAACTAAAAAAACCTGGGTTGGTACACAATATGGCGAAAATCAACACAAGAATATTCAACAGGCATTAGTTCAAAACAAATTAAACAAATACGAAAATTTTAAAGTCTATCTTGAAACACAGATGCATTCTTACGTTCCCTGGGTTTATCGAGGCCAAACAGTTCCGACCAGAATAGTACATGCTGAGGCAAAGCAGGCAAGGGTAAATTCACAGGAGGCTAATAAAAATCCTCCTATAGATAATGAACAACATGAGATCGGTAAAAAAGTAGACAATAAATTTCTGAGCGGGGTTTATATGATCATGGGATCCTATATTGAGTATATAGATGGTGCAATCAAGCAATCATTCCTGCTTGGAAAAAGAGAATGGTTAATTAATGATGGTAGAGGGTCAGATCCCGAGCCAGAAGTAAGTAAATAGAGATGGCAAATTTTTTAAATGAGATTAAAGACAACTTTAGAAGCGTAACTGACCCAAATCAGATACTGAATAAAGGTGTAGATAAGCAAAGAACTGCCTTTCTAAAGGGATTAAAATCAACTTCTTCCGGACAAAAAGAAGATCCAACCTATACTGGATTTAGAATCATGTTTGATTTTGGGTATGGTGGATTAGTTGATCCTTCAACATTTCTACCAGTTAGTCCTTTACTTTCAAAGGGAAAATTCAACGACGGAAAAACGATGAAGGATGACGGAGCTACTGATTTTTTCCATCTCTCCAGACAAAACATGAATATAGGGGAATTTCCAAATTACACCGAGAATATTCATTATATGACCGCTGAAGGATTTCTAAGAGAAAGAAGAAGCGCTATGGAAAACGGGGAGTACGGTGGTAGCACTGATAACACTGGTAGAAAAATAGTTGGCGGAGATTCTGATAGATTCCAATCTGGGGTTTCTCATAGAGCTGCTGCGTTATCATCATTTAGAAATCTTCTTTCCAGTATAAACGAAAAGAGCCCTTGGTTTATTCAATCCATTGGAGGATTAGATAAAGTTTTAGGGGTAGATCAGCAAAGACAAATAGAGAGTTCTAAAGGAAGAGAACAAAGATCTGGAGTTTTAACTTTTGAATGTATGGATTCTATAGATCTTAGAATCAATGCAATGGCGGAGCTTTACAGAAAGGCGACATATGATTATCAATATCATAGACAGCTATTACCTGACAACCTTCGTAAGTTCAGAATGTATATCATTGTTACTGAGATTAGACAAATAGATCTTCAGAAAAATCTTGCTGATGTATTAAATCCATTTAATCTTCCTGGTGTTAGAAACGCTGTTGATTCTATTAGGGATATAGCTCAATCTGCTGGTATATTGAGAACAGCTTCTCCTGAGTCCACTAATGCAAAAGCGGATTTGGAATCGTTTGTTAAATCGTTCGAAAGAATGGAACCTTATATTCTAATTTATCAATTAGATTTATGTGAATTTAATTTTGACCAATCATATCCCTTTACAACTTTAAATAACTCTGTTGGACCAGGAGCTCCTCCAGTAAAAAACACATTTAAGGTTCACGTTGGTTCAGTTAAAGAGTACAAACTACAATACAATATCCTTTCTGATTTAATTAGAAATGAGTCCACTTTTTCTCCTATATTGATACAGGATAGCTGGAACTTAGCTGGATCCCATATGTTACAACCAGGCTCGGGAATCAATAACAATCTGAATGTATTTAAAAAATTAGCAAGTAATTTCATAACAAATTCGGTTGCTTCTGTTGTTCAACAACAGGTATCCCCTATTGTTACCAAACAGCTCCTTGGCAACGCTTATGGATTTAGATTGAGCGATGCTGTTAGATCTCTGAATTCTGTTCAGGATTTAGTTACTGGTATTAAAGAGATGAAGGATCCTTTCGGTGACTATAAACCACAATCCAGAGGATTGGGCGGACCTGCTGAAAGACAATATCCTATAGTCAGTCAAGATGTTTATCCGGATAATAATCCAAACAATGCAATAGGATCTGGACAGGGAAACGTTTTTCCCAGACCCGGAGTACCTGGATCTTTAGGCCCTGATGACATCTATGCGGATAGCCCAGGAAAAGATCTAGGATTACCTGATAGAATCTATGGTAAAATAAAAGATGACGAGTACAGAAGAGTAGGTGGGGATATTGATAGCACGGATCTTGGTGTACCTAATAGAGTATATCCAACAATAAAGGACGATATCTATAAAGGTGTACCCGGGGAAGATCTTGGATTACCTAAAAGAATTTATACCACTTTGAAGGATGACGAGTACTCTCAGATCCCAGGAAAAGATCTTGGTGTTCCTGATAGAAAATATGCATCTATGAAAGAAGATGTTTATAAGAACGAAGAAATCAAATACGGATCAATAAAAGAAAGATCTTATAGCGAGGATTCTAGTATTCCCGAAGAATTAAAATCTGATGTTTATCCAAATTCTGAGATAGAATACTCACCTATTAAAGAGACCTTATATACTAGCGATCAAACCGATCCAAAGAATACCTCAGGAGAAGATGTGTATGCTAATAGTCCAGGAAAAGATTTAGGCCTACCTAAAAGATCATATCCTACGATCAAAGATAACGCTTATAAACAGGGATCTTAAAAACAAGGATAGATAAGAGAAAATCCTGTTTGTATGTCTTTACAAAATTTACAAGAATCTAATATAGAAAGGACGCAACACTTCTTAGGTGTTGTTGTTGACAACAAGGACCCAGAGTTCAGAGCTAGATGCAGGGTTAGGGTTTTTGGTGTTTTTGATGATGTTAAAGACGAGGATCTTCCTTGGGCATTTCAAAGGTTCGATATATCTTTTGGTGATAACGGCGGATCCGGTAGGGTTAGTATACCTAAGCTAGGTTGTATAGTTCATGTTCAATTCAATAACGGAAATTATTACACTCCAGAATACAAAGCAGTACAGGAACTTTCAAAGGATCTAATAACAGAATTAAGCGCTTCTTACGAAGGTGCTCATTCACTAATATACGATGGTATAGAGAAACTTAAAATATATTACACCGTTGCTAAAGGATTGGTTATAGATTTAAAAGAATCTACTGTTGTAATATCCAATGATAATTCCATAACAATAACACACGCAGGTCAAACATCAACCCTAGAATTCAGGGGTGGAAAGATAACAGAATTTGCTAATTCTGAAATTGAAAGCACAGCAACAACTAGAATTAAACAAAGCAGTAACGAAGTTTGGGTAGACGGTAAAACCACTAAGCTTGGACATGCTCCTGTATACTCAGCTATTCTTGCTGAACCATTATGGATGTTTCTGAAACAACTTGCAGCAGCAGTTGATGCTAAACTTCCATCTACACCAGGAGCAATGACAAGTTTAGCTGAAAGCTATGAACAACTATCAACCTCAGATGTAGTTAAAGTAACAAAGTCTAATTAAGATAAATGGATTTTAATTTCAATAAACTTCAGGACATAAGTGATAGAATATCCAGCGGTGAATTAAAACCAGAGGATGTTCTTAACGAGTTTAGTGGATTTACTGACGATCTTCCTAGTGACGAAGAGATAATCAATAATGCCCAGGAGTTAGAAAAATCAATAGAGCCGGTTCCTTTAATTTTAACCGACGATGAAATTAACGACCTTATCTGTTCTTATGATGGAGAGGAACTAGCTAATAGAACTTTTTGGGAGATATTAAGAAAACAAAATTATTTAGACAGAATATCAGAATTGCCGGACTTTTCTAGGAATAGAAATTTCGATAAATTCATGGATGATAATAATCTTTCCAACGAACTTAACGGTGCTAAAGAAATGATTTCTGACAATTTAGATTTAGATCTTCTTGGAATAAAATTTTCAGGATCTAACAGAAAAATCAGAAGATTTAAAATAGGTCCATTTGGATTTGACATTCATATTATAACACATAAAGGAGTTCCTCTATTTTTTCACGTTGCACCCAAAAAGATGTCTTTAAGTTTTATAAGGGATCAGCTGAAGAAAAAAAGTAAAAAAGGAAAAGCTAAGAAATGCTCCGATGATATCTACAATAAATTTGGATCTGGTTCAGGACCATCAACTTCTGACAACAATGACTTTGGTGATGGTACCGGATCAGAAGCTGGATCTGATTCGGGTTTTGGATCGAACAATATAGATCCGGAAAAATTATCATCCCTCCTAGATAATATTTTAGACAGAGAAGCTTCGGAAAAAGATTCTAATAATGCATTTGATGTTTCGGATATAGTAGATCAGGTTTTTTGTGAACCAGATTTTCCCATTAACCCCGAAACGGGAGAACCGCTTTTCACAAAAGAGGATCTTAAATCTTTCATAGAGGAGATTTGCTTACCGGAGGAAGAATCTGCAATACCCGAGGTTTTACCTGAGGGTGATATAGATGATGTAACAGAAAAGGTAAATAAATGTCTAAGTCAAGCAAAGGAAATATTTAAAGATGTAAGGGAAAATAACGAACTTAGATCTAGATATGAAAAAGCAGAAAAAGATTTAGAAGAAATCCTATATCATTATAAGATAGTTAAAAACTACTACAATGGGCTTTCTAAATCATTTGAGGCCAAAGCAAAATCTGGAAAGAAAGGAAATCCTTTAACTCTACTTTTAACTTTAGTCTTAGCTTCATCCGATGCAAATAAATTTTTAGATGCTGTAAAGAATTTTTCTGCTAGGTTTAAAGAAACCAAAAAACAAACATCACCCGGTAAAAAAGGATATGTTGGTATTAAATTTGATATAGCATTTCCTCATGGCCTTGGTGGGGATCTCCCTTACGAAACTGTTAAACCAGAAGCAACCTCCGATTTACTTTCATCAGACTATGAGAGAGTAGATTTAACTAAGCTTCAACTTGGGATGGAATTCTCAAGTAAAGGAATTCTTGGATCGGGCAATTCTGATTTTCTTAAATCTTATGAAGATTTTATAATATTCAGAGACGAGAATCCAAAACTTGATGTGCCTTTCTACAATTTCATTCAGGACATAGAAGGATCCAACAAACCAAAGGAAGCTATTATAAAAGATATAGAGAAAAATCATGGATTTCTTTATTCTAATCTTTTAGAGATTTCTGCAAACCCGTGGCTATTCTTTACTGCAGACGAAAGAGGGGATAATGATGCTAGAAAATCAGCGGACATAAAACCACAGAGCACAAATAGTGACGGAGAACCAAATCAATCATTTAGCGACTTCTGGGGTAATTTTAAAAAATCTTTTGATACTAAATACAATGCAAGAAAGAAGATAGTAGAGGATAAAATAAATTCGATCAAAGTTCTTTCTGATAAATTCGTAGACACCCTTGCTGATTACTATTTCACTGTTAATCTAAGTTCTACCTCTAATAATAGTAAGCTACTAAAGGATGCATCGGACAAAGCGGATAAGAACGTTAGCTATATCGAGGATCTTTTACTTTCAATAGCTCAGAAGATACAGGAACTAGATCAGAAAAACTCCCCGGAGGTTTTACAATCTAGAGCCGAGTCTATAGATTGTTTTGGCTCTGCCAATGATGGTAGCGAAAACAGTGGAGGATCTTCTTCTACTGGTATTGGGGTTTCTATTGGACTTGATGCAAACGGAAACCCGAACAATTCTACTCCTGACACACTAAAGGCTGCTTGCCCTCCGGATTGTTGCGGTGCTTCTGGTCAGGCATTTTCGGGTGGGGGTATAATAGACGGATTAAACTCTCCAGACTGTCCTAATTTATTCACAACATGTTATTGGAAAGAATTTGCTAAAAAAGCCACGACAGTTGGAATCCTCCCAATTCCTAATGGATTACCACCAATTGAAAATCCTGCTGGATTTCTACCGAACATCGGTTTAAAATATTGGCCGGTCGGATATCTTCCGCCATCTTTTATTCCTTTACCCCCGCCATTGGTTAATCCCCTTGACGGAACTCCTTTCATAAGAATTCCTATGCCTATGATATGGACTATTATACCTCCAATAGTTATACCATTGCCTATAGGGGTTATAGTTATATTCATACCGTTCATAGGTGGATTTATGCCTAGTCCGTTAGTTTTCTTCCATGATTTTTTAACCGGAAATTCAATATTTCTTTTGGGTATTAGAGGATTTAGATTTATACCTAGAAAATCAGATCCTGTTATACCAGATCCATTAGTTAGATTAAAGCAATTTTTATCCCTAGGAGTACCTAACTATCTTTTTCCTTTCCCAAATCTTGGTAAGGACAACGTCGACGATCCTAAGAGAATAAAAAAAGACATTTTAGCAAATCTTAAAAAAAGATTATCAAATGCTAAAGTTAATATCGATTTTTCCAAGATTCAAAAAGTACAGGATGATTTGGCTAAAAAGAAAGCAGATCTAGAAAATCAGGTGCTTGATTTGAAAAGAAAGTCTCCACTTGATGGTTCAGATCCTAAACAAAAGATGAAAGAATTAAAGGAGCTTTCTGCATCTTTTGATGCTCAGAAGATAGAAGCTGTTAGATCCGTGATGAAAGATTATTTAAAAAACTCTATCACGGTTCCTGATATACAATTCCCTAAGCAGTCTAAAAATCTGATTGCTGAAATACCATCTCCTATAAAGATTATAAGAGACACTAACGCCAAGATAAAAATAGGTGCAATTCCACAAATTCCGTCTGCTGGTAAAAAAGTTAATTTAAAATCCAGAATATTAGACTCTGTAAAAAATATAGAATTCAAGGCAGCATCTAAATATGCAGATCTTAACAAAGATTTACCTAAAGGCTCAAGAATAGTTGCGGTATTTAATTCACCAATAAATGAGTTAGGTAAAAGCCAGGAGGATGTTGAATCTTTAAAGGGATTGATATCTGATGGGATAGGACAGATATTCAGTGGAGATAAATCTCCTCTAAGTAACAAATCTCTTCTAACCTTCAAACCTAAACTAAAAAAGATTCCAAGAATTCCGGGAGCAGGTCTTCCCGCACCAGGAGCTATAATAGCAACGCCTAATCCTATAGTTAATTCTGTTAAAGGATTTATTAATAAAAATCTGAATGTCAATGTTCAGGATTTAGTAAAGCTTGCAGATCGAACTTCTATCGGAGGTAACAAAGTTTTAAGGGAAAAAGATTTGCAATTAATGATTAGGAATTCTCTAGATAAAACTTTAAGCAAATTCCCAGTTGATCTAAAGAATGTTAATTTCCAAAATATTGCTAGTGCAGGTGATGTTGCTCAAGAATATTCTAAGTTTTGTTCTTCTTTAGAACTTCCTCCATTTCCTCCAAAGAAGAGTGGCAATCCTGCTGTTCCCCTGGGACCTGGCGGAATACCACCGATAATAATTCCAGGCTCTGTTGTTTCAAACTTTATAGTGAAGGGAGCTTCATCAGCGATAGATTCCGTGGATGTTTCTAAAATTATTCCTGGCGGATTATCTGCATTTGATAATTTAGCTGCAGATGACATCAAAGTTATGACAAACAATATTGCGGTTTCTTTTTTTAACAAAGCAAGCATACCAGCTATTGATAATTTGCCATCAATTCCTTTAGAAGCAAGACCCCAAGATTACATAGAGCTTGTTATGAGCTTTTTACCGGTTCATCCTTATGCTGATATAGCATTCACGTTATTGTGGACCAAATTTAAAAACCCGCCGAGGATTCCGATCCCTCCTGAAATAATAGAACCTCTGTTAGCACTACAAAAAGCTATAGTGTATAAACTACCTTGGCCTATCGTAGTATTACTTGGAAGAAATGTTATTAACATTTTAAATCCCCTTTATACAAGAGAAGATATTCCTAGATGGGATAGAATGTCTTTGAAAAATCCATTTTTTGTTGTTTTTCTGGACGAATTTATCAGATCAGCTGCGGATATATCTGGAGGATTCAAATTCTTTATAGGCGCGGGAAAATTATTTTATCCCCTCCCAACTCTTGAAATTAATTTGGGATTTGGTACTAAAATCAACATAAACTAAAATCATTTAAAAACAAACAAAAATGGCTAAGAAAAGACAATACACAAGAGACGAGTATTCTCCGGAAGAAAGGGCTATTATGGACGAACTTTACGAAGGTCACTTTAGAGTAAATTTCGCAGATAACCCTGCCCAATCATATTCTAAGGAGCTAGAAGAAAATCAAGTTCTAAGTGTAAAAATCACACAGATCAGAGGAACCAGTGCAATAGGTGAAACGTCTGTTGGACAATCTGTTGCGATAGATTTAATGAAAGAAGAAAAAGCAATCAAGAGATTAGGATTCCCTGCACTTAATGTACAGGAAGGATCTCAGCTTGATGTTGTAATATTCAAAGATAAATCTGGAATGTATAATGGATCTTTAGCAGCAGGCTATGAGAATTCATTAAAGACCGAATTATTAAATTCGATCAAGGAAGAGAAAACAGCATACACGGTGAGAATCGATTCAACATGTCCTGGAGGATTTATGGTGAACCTTTCTGGTATCAAGTGTTTCTTACCTGGTTCATTAGCAGCAGCTAATAGAATTATAGATTTCCAATCATTTGTTGGAAAAACAATCAATATAATGATTGAGACTTACGATGAAAGAAGAGACATTTTTGTTGTTTCCTTCAAAAAGTATCTTAAGCATGTTATTGATGCTAAAGTGGAAGAATTATCTCTCACACAAAAATACACAGGTACAGTTACAGGTATGTCAACTGCAGGTGTATTCGTTGAATGGGATGAGTATTACACTGGTTTAATCCCAGCAGAGGAATTTGATAATGCCGGAATTAAAATGGATCTAAACGCAGGAGGAAGCGTGTCATTCTATGTTTCTGACTTCAGAAATCCAAACAGAATAGTATTAAGATTAAACCCACCTGAAGGAAAAGATAGGGACTTACAGGAACTTAAAGACATTTCTTTATTGGAAGATAAAGAAAATAAAATATATAGAGGGACAGTGTCAAAGGTGAAAAACTTCGGGGTTTTTGTAAAACTTGAAAATAACATCGTTGGCCTTGTTGAAAAGGACTATTTGGCTGGAAATCCAAAAGATTATGAAGTAGGATCTGAAATATCCTGCACTATCATGGACGTAGAGCTACAGAGTTCAAAACTCTATTTAAAGGAAAAAATTGAAAATACTTGATCAAAATTTTTATTACGCAGCTAAAATCGGATTCGAATTCGAATTCATGTCTTCTTTCTCTAGGAAGGAGATAGCCGAGAAAATTGGGGAAGATTTAGGGAAACAGGTAAAAGTCTTTAGAAAATACCACTCTAAATTTTCCCCAACTCGTGATATTTTTAAGCTGGAGCCTGATTTTTCTGGGGGTCTTAAGATGGTTGAGCTGATAACCGGACCCATGGATTACTTCGAGGCAATCCCCGTTTTAATTAGAATTTTAAAATGGATAGACGAAAACGGATATACTAACGAAAGATGTGCACTCCAATTTGGTCTAAGCTTTGATAGAGTAAAATATCCTTCGTTAATAGATTTTAGCCAACTAAATCCCCTGAAATTTGTTTTGGGATTTGATGAAGAATTCATCTGGAAGAAATTTCCGGAGAGAAGAGGATCTTTATATGCGAAGTCAATCAAAAGAATATCCCCTTCTAATAGATTTGTAAGAGGACATAAAGACATTCTAGGAGACAGAAACTCATATACTGTTTACACAGAAAAAAATATGGGTGTTAATCTAACCAAGTTACAGGACGGGTATATGGAGGTTAGGTATATGGGTGGAACGGATTATCAGAAAAAGTACACAGACATCAAAGAAATTATAGATTATCTGATATCTCATACTTTTAATTGTCTTTTGCATAACGATACTCTTACACAAAAAGAAACATCGACCCTTAGTGAATTGATATCTAAGGTTTATAAAGAAACTGAAAGTTTTATAGATCCTGAGTCTTTCATGAGAAACTATCCAGATCTACACGTTACTGTCGATTTAAGAGAGGATTTACAGATAATTAAAACTTATTTTAATGAGGTTAAAAATTTCCTATACAGTTTAATTGTAGATAATGGAATCACAGAAGGATTCTTAAACTACGACACGCAAATTGCTAAGTACCAATTAAAGGATGGTAAAACAAAAACAGCTAACATGCTAAAAGATCTAGATCTGATAGAATGTGAAATTGAAGGAAACGTAGCAAGATGTAGAATATTTGGCTGTAAGTTAGAAAACTGCCAGATAGAAGATTCCCAGTTAGTCATGAACAATGACGTAACGGATTCTAAAATCCTTGACTGCGATCTTAGTTTTAGCAACAACATTTCAAATTCGTATATAGATTCAAAGGATAGAGAAATCAGCTGCGAGGTTACTGGCGGTGTTATTAGGTCTGGTTATATAACAAAACTGGCTGAGATATCATCTTCAACTGAAATTATCAGTAATGGTGCAGATCCTAAAGGTAAAGACAAAGGAAAAGGAAAGGGTGGAAAAATGATTAAATCCACAATTTTCCCAGATAGAAACTACGAGGATATCGTAAAACCAGAGCCTTTCGAGGATCTAAATAATCGAAGACCATCTTTTTCCGTAAACCAGCTGTATAAAAATAATAATTAAGAATGACTACATCAGAAGAGGCACTAATACAAGAGGTAAAGGACGACATATCTCATTCTTGCGCATTACCATATGCACTGAACGATCAGGAGATAAAAAGGATCATAAAAAGAGCGAAGGCATATTTTTATGATAACTATCAATATGCGGTAGAGGATAAAATAATGGTGTTACCTTCACAATTATTCAGTACCCAACAATTCAGAGCGACCAGACAAATCCAATTACCAGACTGCGTTATAGGTGTTTGGGACGTGAGAGAAGTAGGAGGAGCTGGTATAGTTGGAACCCCGGATAAGGATTTTGGAGATGCTAAGCTATTAGGTTCGGAGCTTATGCTTAGCCCTTTTATAGGTGATAACCTTGTTTATAGAACAGTTTTATACTCATTTTTCGATCTTGCAAAAGCTTTTTTATTGGAGACTTTTGCATTCAATTACAACAAAAACACTAAAAGATTAACTATAAATGGTAGAGATCCTAGTAGAGCAACTTCTTCTGGAATGACCATGGGAGGTAAAGATGTCGGGGTTAGAGCTTTTATTGCAATACCTGACGAGAATCTTTATTCCGACGAGCTTTTTGTTAGATATGTGCTTGCTGAAGCAAAAATTAACATAGGCAGACTTTTAGGCACATTTGGCTATCAATTGCCAGGAGGCGTAACCATAAATGCTGCAGCTATTCAAGGAATTGGACAAGCAGAGAAAACCGAGGTTATGGAGATGATTAAAAGTGAAAATACGCCAAGTTACTTCCTACAGTGGAATTAATCCCAATAATTATCTTCTGCTTATATTTTCTAAATATATAAGGGAGATATGATCAAAATTTCGGACATATACCCAAGAAATCCAGACGACCCGCTTTACGAGGCGGATAAGCTTGAGACTGATGATGTTGTTGAATCTACCGTAGGTATGATAAAACAGATCATGCTAACCAAGCCGGGGACTGTTTTGGGCGATCCGTATTTTGGCATCGATCTGGAATCAATGATATTTGATTTTGAGGTGTCCCAAAGTGAATTGGAAGAAGCTATATCGTTACAGCTTTATACGTATTGTACTTTTGCTAGGGGCATTCTTAATATCGATTTTCAATTGGGATTCTTTGAAGGCGAAACAAGAGATACGTGTGTGATAGAGTTCGCAATCAAAGGTAATCCAGTTCTAGGAATAAAGGTAATTTAAAAATGGATTTATTTAAAAAAAATCGTGCCAAGATACAAGACCTGCTCCAGGACACTCTTGAGCTAATACAAAAAAGATATAATCAAGCAAATCAGCTATTTACTGTTGCTTCTGCCTGGGGACAGATATTGTTCGTTCTACAGAACCTATCTCAACTTATTTTATTCTTTATCGAAGACTCCATAACGGAGCTTGATATCAATAAGGCGAGCAGAGAAAGCTCTGTTTATGGATTAGCAGCTCTAACTGGACACAACGCTTCCAGAAGTAGCTGTGCAAGAGGGCAGGTAGATATCACATGGAATGGACAGGATTCTACCAGTGTAGGTGGAAGTGCAATATTAATTCCTAAATATTCTTCAATTAAATTTCAAAACGGAGGTATAAACTATCTTTTAAACCTACCACAGGACTATGCAAGATTAAACCTAACGCCTTCTACCAAAATCTCTTGTGAAATAATCGAGGGAAGTATTAGAGCTTCAACTTTTACCGGGAGTGGAACAATATTACAAAGCTACAATGTTTCCGATAGGGTAACATCCACCGTAGACAACTTCGAGGTTAAGGTCTTCGTCGACAGCGAAGAATGGAAAATATACGATTCACTTTACGATATACCTTTTAATTATAACGGATGCCTGGTTAAAACCGGTATCAATAATGGTATTGATGTTATTTTCGGGAACACCAACTTTGGAAAAATACCACCCCTTGGGTCTACCATCCAGGTTCAATATGTTGAAACTATAGGGGTTTCTGGAAATATCAATTCGATAGATCCAGGTAAGATATCATTTGAATTTGATGATGATGGAACAGATGCTTTTGGTAATCCTGTTTCTTTAAGTGATTATTTAAAAATAACCTGTGTTACTGCTCCACAACTTGGAACAGACAAAGAATCTATTCAGCTTACAAGAATATTAGCACCTAAAACATCAAGATCTTTTGTTTTAGCAAATGCTGAAACGTATACCACATATTTTGAAAAATTTGGTACATTCTCTATTATAGAGGCATTCTCAACATTTGATGATCAATATCTCGATGATGATAATATTATTTATGTTTTACTAGTTCCTGATATCAGACAAAAATTAAAAACGAATGAAACGTATTTCGATATAAAGGAAACTGAGTTTACCTTAACCGATTATCAAAAACAAAGACTTTTAAAAGTAATAGACGAGAGCGGGCAAAAGATTGTAACAACTGAGGTAAAAATATTAGATCCTAAAATATCTAGATATGTTATAAACGTTCTGATTAGCATATTCGAAGGATATGACCCAAGTACAGTTAAGGGACAAATAGTCGATTCCATAAGCTCTTATTTTATAGGAATAAGAAGAAGAGACAAGATACCAAGATCTGATCTAATCGCTATTCTAGAATCTATCCCAGGGGTAGATTCTGTTACATTATTCTTCGTAAGTGAGAAAAATGAAAAATATGCTAGAAGCGTAGAAAATCTTGCAGACACAGATCCTAAGAAAAATCTAGTTCTTGGATTAGACGAGTTTGGTGATATCGTTTTTGGTAAAGATGAAATAGCAATTATAACAGGTGGATGGGGAGACAGAACTGGACTTTACTACGACCAAGGTGCTGATTATAACAAACTTTCATCTATCAACATAGATATTAGAGCAACTGTTCCGGTAACATATAACACCGAGATTAATATGAAGAACAAGACGTTCCTAAAAAATAACAATCAATAATGTTTAACACAGAAAGAAAGAGTTATTACGAGTATATTGAATCAACAGAGGATAAAAGAACCAACGTTGGTTTTGAATATGAAGGAAGAATATTCGAAAAGACCCTTTCTTCTATAACTTTGGGTGGAGATAACAACAGAAAAAGTATATTAAGCTCAATAGAAAGAGTTGTTTTTAGGTTAATTGAGACAACAAAAAACATTAGAAATTTTGTTAACTACAGAGTTCCTAAAAATAATAAGTATGTTCGATAATGAGTTATAAGAATCTTTTATTTTTTAATAAATCCGGTCATCAGACAAACTTAATCTGGAATGGGGATTTCTGGGAAGCAAGATTGCTTCTCCCTAGGGTTTCTGTAGATCTTTTTGAGATTGAGCATTTTTTTATTGTGGAAAAATTTCTTGACACTAATGGAAATATTGTTTATGGATATCCACACATAACCCCCGATATAAATTCTTTAACCTCTGCCTCTGGAATATATGGAAATTTTAAATCGGGATCTACTGTTGTAAATACTGATATTAAACCTCTTGCTGATTATGTGGGTGCTAAAATATTTACTGAGCAATTCCCTAACGGAAACGAGGTGGTTTCTGTGGATACCACTTTAAACAGAATAACCTTAAAAGATCCAGCAACTGCAACGGAGGGTGGGATACCCTTGTTTTTCAATCTTTGGAAATCTTCTTTCGAAACCAGCAGAAACGTTTTAGATTTTGATTCTTTTGATTCGTTTAAAGGAAATATAATCAAAGGTGCTGATTACATCACAACTTCGTCTGATATTTCAAAAATTAAACTTAGCGGAGATTATTTAAGTATCTTAGGTAACGGTGTTCCTAAGAATGCTAGAATAACAAGTATAGTTGGTGATAAGATCTATTTAAACAAAATATGTAACGTTGATCTTTCAAACAGTACTATATTTGTTTATCCAGTCGAGGAAAAAAACGATGTTTCCAATTACATATTTCAATATGAACTTTTAGAAGATCAAACACTAGATGCGCCGGTATTAAACAAATTGCAGGATTCGTATATTAAAATAGGATATGACGGAAACGAGTCTTTCCAAAATGACATAAGAACCAGTAACGATATTGATTCTGCTAGTGTTACTATTAATATAGCTTTAAGTTCTGATGAAGAAGGAATTTTCGGAAGAACACTTGTTATAGAGGATTACTCGCTTGGATATCCTAAAATCATAGCAAGAATTGAGATCCACGGAGAGACTATAGGCGAAGACGAAAGATATAAAACATTATTAAGCAACTTCGGTAGAAAGTTAAATTCCGAAGATGCTTACATATTAAGACCTAGCGATCCAAAAGAACCTTACACCGATTACGAAATTGTAAACGCAAAGAGAAAAGAACTTCTATTAGAGGGTCACGAAATATTCTCTTATTTAGGGTCTTATAAGGGCTTAATAAACGCAATTAGATTTTTCGGATATCAAGATTTAAGGGTGAAAGAATACTGGCTGAATGTTAAAAAATCAGACACAGCAACATCTGCACTCAAAGAGAATTCCGATTTCATGGACAAGATAAAGGGCAAGCCTTATAGTCAAAGTACCTTGATAGGAAATCTTTTAGATGACGAAAACTCTGGGAAGTATAAACAAGTAGAAATATACGGTAAAAAGAAAGACGGAACATACGGATTAAAATCCCCGATAGAACAATTATTTCCTTCTTCAAGTTATAAAAAGACTGCACTATTTGGATTATTTTATGACATCAATGTTGTAGTGGATGATGAATATGATGAGTTTGGTTATCCAATCACAGAAAATGCTGATGTGTTTTCACCTGATGAGGTATTAATTAAATTGTTTGGTTTAAAAGAAAAGCTTAAAAAAGACTACCTACCTTTAAATGCTAGAATTATAGACATCACAGGTGAGGGGGTTTATTTTGGTATCTATAAAAACAGAACATGGATCGATAACTTAAAGATCGACGAACTTCAGCAAGGTATAGATATAGATCTTGCATTTACTCCAGAATATGGGTACATTGAGGATCTAAGACCTTTCTATCTTAGACCTAATAAGTACATTCCGTTTGTTCCTTTTGTCGGCGAAAATCTAGCCACATATAAATACACAACATACGGAAACCAAGTAGAACCAAAGGCTACCAATCCCAAACTAAATGGAAGAGAATCTAAAAGATTGGCTGACGCAATTAAACTTTTTTACGAAAGAAGAAATAGTGGAGAACCTAAATATAGACTCGGTGATGGAGATAGCAAGAACAATGGCTACCTTAAATTATTCGACGGACAAAGATATGAAGTGCCTGCTGGATTCCCAACAGTACTAGAAGTTACCACCTTTAATATAACATGGGATGAAGTTGGAAATACATGGGGTTCTTTAGAAAACAACATTGCAACTTATTCTACGTCTTTATCTTCTTGGGACGATACTGGTTATACTGGAAACGGATTAATAGATTCATCTTTTGATTTCAGCTTTGATACTGCCACTGGATTCGGTACTCTTTTCGATATTACCCTACCAACTGGATTAGATTTTCTTCGTCCAGAAGCAGGATCTGTTCAGCTTAAGTTTACTTCAAATGATGATGATTCTTTTCAGCTTCTTTGCGAAGTACAAAACGGATCTATCCCTGGAACCTATTACGATTCTGCGACGGGAGAAACCTCATTAAAACTTTTATGGTCTAAAGGAGATGGAATAATTGATAACTGGAAGATTGAACTTGTGAATAGCTTCCAAAGCACATTACCTCTTGAGTATTACGATTACTCATTTAATCCTGGGGGTTTTTATTCGTGGGACAATCTAAGATTCGCAGGATTCTATGAAATAGAATGGACCGTAATCAAAAGAGGAGAAACCCCCTTCTATTACGAATTTAGAGGCGCTATAAGCGACTATTATAAATTACCAATTATACTACCGTACGACGGAATATACACTGTTAAATGCAGAGTATGGGATGGCTTCAATGATATTTGTAGTGTTAACTATGAAAATTGTATAGAGGTTAAGAAAAGAGACATAGAATTAACCAATATTGCCAGATTTAGGGAGACTGAGGTTTACACCTGGGATAACACTAAACAAAACTGGGATGATTATGTTTCAATGTGGTTATTTCCAGTAGAGAAAGGAAAGGATCCAGGAATTATCTCAAATCAGATTTTAAACCCTGCTGAATATGGCAATCAATTTGGAGAAGGCCAAGAGTGTAAGGTTTTAAAAACATACGAAGAAACAATAGGATCGGGTATCTGTGAATTTGGACTTCAAACTGTTCAAGTTGCTGGTATAACTAGTGATTATCCAGGTGGGGGTAAAGGACCAGCTATCATCACTATCGATCCTGCATATCTTCCGCATGAATTTGCTGTTGGCGATGATGTTTTATTATTAGACAATTTCAATCAGCAAATACAAACATCCTCCACTGATACATTCACCCTTGGAGAAGGAGGAACCCTAACAGTTGGAACCGGATTGGAATTCATTGTAGGCAAAAAGGTTAGGATCTCCCATAATTATGGAAAATATCAAATAAGTGAGATTATATCATACGATCCATTAACAGGAATTCTTGTTTTCGATGATCCATCAAAGGTTTCGGGAAGAGGAACTAAAACGTTTACTGCAGTTTCTGGTTTTAATTTCTTTATCTTCCCTTATAGAGTTGGATATGTCGAGGTATTAATTAATAATGTTGTAACATCTCCTTCTAATTATAGCGCAACAGATGGTGTGGTTGTATTCTTAAATTCCGGATACACTGCGGGAGATTCAGTAAAGATAAGAGAAATTATAGGACCATACGCACAGTGGGAGGTATCATCACAGAACTATTCCGGAAACTATAAAATATCATCGGTAACTTCCGACGGATTTTACATTCCATTAATAATGGACGGGAACGTAGATCCTGCTGACTTTAGCTTGATAGAAAAAGGATCAATCACTATTAACTATGAAGGTAAAAGATTTGCAAGAGTCGATTTTAACGGAAGGCTAGATACCACTCTCGGAAATTTAATGAGCAAGCTCAACAATTCCAAAAAAGATCCTGCTTTTGCTATTGATACCATATTCAACGATTCGGAGATAGTAAATGCATTAGTGCAAGAATGGAAAGAAGTTGAATTTAAAGCACCGATAGGTTCTGGAAATTTATTTAACGGAAAGAAACTTGATATAACCACAACAGGGGGTTTATATCTGTACGATGGTCAAAACCCAGTAAAATCTTTAAGTGTTGAAATAAGCGGAGGAGTAAATCCTTATAGTGAATATATTGATTACTCTTTCGACGGTAATCTTCCGGTAGAAAATATAAGATATTACGGAACTAAGAAATTAGACTGGGATGCTTTTGATATCTTACAGTGGGATAATTTATATGCACAAACGTGGCAATTTTATGACTATCATAACGATTGGCTAGGAGGATTTTCTTTGTACAATCTTCAAGCCGGTGACAAAATTAGAATCGGTGCTAACACTAAAGGTATTGTGCTAGGAAACGATACTAATGACAGTAGCCCAGACTATTTGGATCTTAGAGAAGCGTGTAGACAATTAAATGCTTCAAAAGACAAAGGTGTATCCAAATTCTCTTACGAAGTTAGAGGATTTTCTAAACTTCCTAGTAAGTTTGATATAGACGGAGACACCGTAAATTCACCTTTGACCTGTTTGGCAATACCGTATAACGAAGAAACTGAATCATACGATCTTCAAGAAAATCCAAGCGTAACAGACGGACCAACATCTATAGTTCAAGACAAGCACGGCGATATCATAATGGGCGGTGAGTATGATGTTAAATTATTCAGATCGCCAGAAAAAATAGACGTTTTTAATATCTCGACTAGATTTCCAGGATCAAAACCAAGAAAGGTTATGACCGATGAGTACAATAACTGGTGGTGCTATGGAGACTATGCAGATATTCCTTTATTGGTATTCGATAGAGAAAACCCAGAAAACACAAAGATCTTTACATCAAGAATTATCGAAGGATTTGCTAGACCTGATTTAAATTTTGTAGTTCCCATTCCTGACGATCAATTCCAAGTGATCTCACTTGCTATTGACGATCTAACAGGAAACTTTGTAATGTATGTTAAGTATTTCCAAAGCTATACGTCTTCTTTACCCGATTCTGTGTTTAGATTAATAGAGTATGATGCAGGATCCCAAGAGTTCAATACTATATCAACAGTAGGACCAGTTTGGAATGTTAATAAAATATATGACCAAGGAAGTGTAGTAAGCTACCTTGGGAATTCATATGTTTCTTTATTAGGTTCTAACAATCAAAGAAATCCCACTGCCTATCCTAATTATTGGGAAAAAATATATCAGCCTAATCCTGGGGTTGTTGATTTAACTCTTTATTATATTAGACAGATGAAGTACAACTATGTTGGAAAAAAATCTGAGCTTTGGATAGCGACTAACGATGGAATTAAGATTTATGATGGAATTAAAATTAAAACTGTCAATACTGACAATTCAGGATTACACTCGAAAGACATCTATTCCATAACATTCGACGAGACTGGCGGTAAATGGATAGGAACAAGTAACGGTATAGCATATTACGATAACGGTAGATGGGGATGCTGGACACCTTCATCTAATCCGGAATTACCTATCGGTAGATCAAGAAATATAGTTAATCTAGGAAACGGAAGAATATTCTTCATGCTTCAATACGGGTCTGGACTTTATAAGCTAATTTATTTTAACGGTATTAACTTTATCATTTATGATAATAATCCAGGAACTTCCGAAGGATTCTCTCCTGGATCTGGAGCAGATAATGATTATGAGGATCTATATTTAGTATTGAACAAAACTAAATTTATAGATGGTGGATTCACCAGATATGTTAGCGATCTATTCTATCTTGGAGATTCCCTTAGAGGTGGTGATCCTTATGTAGATCCTTCTTATTGGGATATAACTTATGTTGGGTATTTCTCTGAAGGCAGAAACGTTTTCTTAAAGAAAATCAATTATCTTGTTCCTTATGTTCATGCCTCTGCAAAATCTCCAGGAATGCTAGGGTGGGAATTCATTTATCATCTTTCGTATAGACCTTTTGCAGATCCTATTTATGTGAAAAATAAAGGACTTGGTGATGTTGAGATCAACTTTAACTTGATAGTTGGACCTTTATATACATCATCTATTAATATAGGTAAAGATCCACAGCTTCCTTATGTAGACAGAACTAGCTGGAGATTGCCTGAATGGATTAAATACGATTTCGATGATATCATAGAATCTCATCCAGGAATTGATAAGAATGATTTATTCTTGGATGCTCCTTTGAGAGATATTATTTCCGGAAAAGCTAAAACAGAAACCTACTGGAGAAATTCAAATGTGATAAGAAGTGCAGCTAGAGATACCGGAAATCTAATTGATAGCTTTGAATGGGTTATTAAAATAGGGGATTCTTCTGATGATAGAGGAACCAAGATTTTCATAGACAGCGAAGGATATGTTTATGCAACCGGGTATTTTAACGGCAATGCATACTTCGGTGCTAAGAACAATTTACCAAGTGGTGCTAACACGACACTTCCTTCTCCAAACACCCAGTCAATATTTGTTGTTAAGTACAATCAGTTTGGTGTAGTTCAATGGGCAAGAAAATACGGTGGAACGGATTCATTAGGGACATCTTCAGATACTACTAACGATTATTCATATACCCCAACAGGTATAAAAGTTGATAACTTAGGAAATGTAATAGTTATTGGATACAAATCAAAGGTTAGGAATAATACCACAAACGAAAAACCTACAAACATATTTTTAAAGTGGGATTTTAATGCGCATCTTTCAACCTCTACGAATTTGTTTGCACCATCCAGCGCTACTGCAGATGACACTATTAGAGATCTTGCAATTGATAAAGTTGGTAACACCTATATTACTGGTGTTTATAAAGGAACATTAACAGCAGGAACCAATTCAATAACTTCCTCCGGTAATAACTACGAGGTGTTTGTTGCAAGAGTAGAAAATGACGGATACATTAAATGGCTTTATAAAGCTGGAACCGGTGGAAATGAAACCAACCCTTCAATTCAGATAGGGAATGCATTTGAAGATCTTTATCTAGCGTTCAATACCAATGATGGCGTATCTCAAAAAATAGTTTTAAATAGACATTCTAGCTATGACTTCCATCTTGATTGGGAAAAACAAATAGAAAATATCAATCACGGCGGAACCCCTGTATCTCCTAGAATTAAAATTTCAGGAAACGGAGAAATAGCAATGGGAGCAACGTTTGCAGGTACAATCTCAGTTGATGGAATTGGCATCACCTCAAATGGAATTTCTGATATAGCTATTATCAAGTTTAATGGATACAGAACCTTATGGGCTAAGAACGTAGGATCATCTGCCGCTGATTACTGTCAAGATGTTGATATAGATTCAGAGGGAAGTATATTTGTACTAGGATCTTATGGAGCTAAATTGATAGCATCCCCAGAAATATCTTCTCCGACTTATTATCCTTCGCCTCAAGGAGATCTTGACCTAATCATGTTTAAATATTCAGGAATTGGAACACTTCTTGATGTCGTTGATGCCGGAGGTATAGCTAAGGATGAAGGTATATCTCTTTCGATAGACAGCAGTGATAACATTTACTTAACTGGATATATTTCCGGGCAAGCTCAATTCTCTAACTGGATCACCTCCCCTAGTGGTGGTGAAGATGCCTTTGTTGGAAAAATCTCAAATTTAAGATACCAGAAAGGTAATAAGAACGGAAACGCGTTTTCGTGGTTTGGATCCGGAGCTTGGCAAACTGGCGAAGCCAAAATATTCAAAGAGGAATTTGAAATCCCTATCGGAACAACCGTAGTGTTTAACCCGATAGATTCATTGATCCCTGGTAAGAAAAATCACATTTGGAAATTAATCTATGATGGGGATGGAGCTGAGATAATCAACGTAAAGGATGCACAATCTTTTATCTGGACCTTTAATCAGCCAGGATTCTATACCCTGTATTCATCCATAGAGGATAGCAACGGAAATATATCGGTGCATGATAAGAATGGATACATCAGAGTGATCGATCACAAAAATGCTCCTCCAGGCGAATCTGTAACATCAGTAACCAGTGACACCTTCAGAAGAAGGTCAATCTACGAGTTAAAATCTAAGCCTCAGCTGATTTAATTATCTGTCGTTGTATTCTGTGTAAACTCCAAGAATTTCTGGAACAATAGGATGTCTGTGATTTTTCTTAAGTGAAATAACCTGAACCCCTGGTACTCTTGCAGCAACGGTATTAAGAAAATCCAATCCTGAATCCTTCTTAACCTTAAGATCTATCTGAGAAATATCTCCGCAGATCATAATTTTTGATGCTACACCAAGTCTTCCTAAAACCATTTCCATTTGATTATTAGTTACGTTTTGTGCTTCGTCAACTATAACACAAGAGTTTAAAAAAGTTCTACCCCTCATAAAAGGGAAAGGAAGAATTTCAATAACATTATTTTCTACTAATTTGTCTATTTTTTCTTTGTCATAAAGCATATAAAGATTTGAATAGATTGGTGCTAACCAAGGATCCATTTTTTCTTTTAAATCACCTGGCAAAAATCCAATATCTTCTTTTGCTACTGTTGGCCTTGTAATGATAATTTTTTCAGCTTCTCTGTTAAAAAGAAGGTCTAAAGCAATCTGACATGCCAAAAGGGTCTTTCCAGATCCCGCCATTCCTCTAATAACTGTGACTGGATTCTCCAGAATTAACGACTTTGCTTCTTTTTGCTCTTCGTTTAATTGTAACTTGAACTTAATAGGTCCCTTAACCTTCCCTTTAGAGGGCTGTTCTTTAACTTCTCTTTCCATAAGTGTTTTGGTTTTTTTGACAGAAACTAATGTATGTTTTAGTGTATGATCTATGCATGAAGGATTTATTTCTTCGTTCAAGCTTATTTGATATATATATTCAGAATAAAAAATAGCAAATGATTACTATACAGGAGATCCTAGGGACAGATTCGATTGCAGCTTCGAGACTGACCATTAATTCAAATTTTCTACTAGTTGAGAATGAAATCAACGATTTAGAGAACGTTTTTAATCTTAACGTGGTTACAGGGGCGATGGACATCTCCCAGGCAACTAGCGGACAGTTAAAAGCCAAAACAATTTATTCCAATCAGGCAGCCTTTCCAGCTTCCGGAACACCTACCGTGAACATCTACGGAACAGGCGCAAGTGCAGGTAATGCTTCCTTCTCTGGAATAGTTTCTGCAAACCAAATGACCCTGTCTGCAACAGGAACATTTAACCAAATAAATGCATCTGGTCCTGCTGTTTTTGGATCTACAGCTAGATATGACGGAGCAGTGACATTTAATTCTTCAGTTACCAACGGGCCAACTGGATCTTATATCGAGAAAAACGCAACAGGTGCATCCGGATCAACCAATGCCTTTATATCCCCACTTAGCGGTGGCGGAGGGGGTATTACTGGTACATTTAGTAATCCGTATGCTTTATCACTAAATGAGAGCGTGGTTTATGTTGATGCTGGATATGTTAGCACTGCTACAGGAGATTCTGGGTTTAATACTGGATTTTTCTTCTATGTTGCTACAGGAACAGCTCCTTCGGGAACTCCTCCTGCTATCCCACAGGGTTTTAGATTAACTTTGATTAATACTAACGGATCTAATGGAAGAATAGCTACTGGAATAACAGGTCCTACTGGAGGCACATATTACACTGGATTTAACACTCTAGCAAACGGTGGTGCATGGGCTTCTAAAGCAATTTCGGTTCCATCATCACTTCCTTACAAAACGTCTGTTACCTTACAATGGGAAAACAGAGTAGGAAAAGGTGGTACAACACAAAACGGATCTTGGGTGGTTATATCATCCTCTGGATACACAGGAAGCGATTTTAACGCAGGAACTGGAGCATAATATTTAATAAAATAAAATCGAATGGCTAAAACCCCATTTATTAGGCCCTTACAAGTACAAGGCGGAACTTTTTACACATTTAGTTCTGCTGCGGAGGATCTTGCGTTAACTTTTAACAACACTGTAAACAAATTTAGATTTTCAAAATATGTTCTTTTGAATCTTCCTGAGTTTAGAGAACCTTTGTATGGCGAGAATACAATTTTATTCAACACCACGGACACTGCTTTTTTGGATGTTGCTGAAGAAGCATTTACTGTGGTCGATCCTAATAATTTAAGTCCAAACCTAGAAATAGCATTTCAAAACTATTGTTTGAATCTAGAAGCATCTTTAGTTTCCAGCGAGAATTACAATCCAACATTAAAAAGAAACGTTTCTGAAAGAGTTTTTTGGAAATGGCTAAAAGAAATGGGCGGGATTAGATTTAGACCTGCTAATTCAAATGAGGTTGTACCAACACTAGATCAAAACTATACTGGTCTTTCCGGGGGATTTCCATATTCAGATAAGAGATGGACAGAGGAAGATGATCTTTCAACAGGTAACGGAAGTGGAACACCTAGATATTCTAGAGTAGTAAAATACATTGGTGAATGTGATATTATCAACTCTGTACAGCACAAAAATAATTCTTACTCTGAGGTATACATTCACGTTCCAACAAGCGATGGACATACTCCATTAGTTATGTTTAAAACAAAAGCTGATGAAAATTATTATCCGGGACAAATATTAACACATACACCTAATGATCCATTAGATACCGAATACCTTCAGGGAAGAAGTTATAGTGATGGATTATTCGGCCCTAATGGATTTCCAACACTTGCGATTTTTGATCAGGACGTTATAGGACAGCCTGGTATCACAGGAACAGACGCAGCGGGAAATCAATTTGTGAATCAATGGTATTATCCTAGAAACGTAGCTAATTCTTATTATACCGATTCTTCTTTCTTTAGTTCTGATACCGATACTATTACTAAGTATTTAAAAAATGGAACTTATGAGGTTTCTTATAAAAGAAATAAACTTGACGGGATTCAATTAGATTTTAACCCCGACAATTATAAGCCTATATTAGACAATCCTTCTATTAGCACGATGGATGAGTTTAACGGAACTATAGATTCAGCTTCTTTTGAGTTTAACACTGTTCTTCTTTATTATGATGTATATGATCCTAATAACCCAGAAGATGCAGAGACTAACCTGTATGGTATTTTATTCCTTGAAGACATTGAGCCAATTTCAAACTCTGCTGGAAGAATACCTACATTCAAGAAATACAAGCCAGATCCGATTACTAAACTTAACGGTAACTCGTATGGATTAAAGGTTAATCTTAAGTTTGATACTGACGTAGATAGCACCGGTGTTGAATTAGCGGTCAATGATTATTCATCATTCTCTCTTTCGATGTTTATGGATGCTGCTAACGTTCTTCAGGAAGCTTCTAGAACACTTAACGATCAATCTCTTGAAATGATCGACGTAGCTAAAAGAGTAACAGTTTTGGAGGATCTAGTTGTGACTATGGACGATAATACTTCCATTGGCGCAAGGCTAACTGCTTTAGAAAATGCAATGGTTGCTAATCAAGCACTATTTAGAAACACACAAGATATTTTAGGTCTGATAGAAAGAAACTACTCTTTAACGAATGATCTTTTAAATGGTAGGACTAACATTAAACTTTCGTATGATCTTGATTTAATTAAGAGCGGAGATGGTATTAATGTTGACAGATCTGTACAGAACAGATTAATACTTAATAACACAGTACAGCACTATAATATTTCAGAGGATGTAAATTACAACTTTACTATCAATGAAACTAGTGGTAACACGTTAGTTTTAAATCCTTTTAACAATTATTATAAACACAGCAATTTTGGATTGACTATCACATTAACTAATGACGTAATCATTAGAATAGATGATACTAACAGCCAATGGAAAAAAGGACAGACAATCAGATTAGTTTTTGATGACAAAATAGTTCTTGCTGGTAATAATATTCTTATCTACACAGATACAAAAGGAGTATACCCGTTGAGCTCACCATCAGGAGTTGCATATAGCAAATTAGTTGGGGGTTTCACACAAAGCATATTTGATTCTGCAGGCAACAAACCTATCTTTGATATTGTTTGTGTTGACGAAAAGAATTTAGCTTTCGAAATAGATCAAATAAGATAAAATGGCAGGTACCAAAAATTCAATAAGTTCTCTATTAGCTCAGTTTTTGAGACTTCAGAAAAATTCTCTGGAGATCATTAACAAGTTAAGTAATGCTACTACATCCAAGCAAGACACTGTCAATGTGGAATTTCTTGATGATAATAACGTTACTAGTATCATTCCGATACCTTCTTGGGGATACATTATAAATGAGATTAAAAGATTAGACTCTAACATTAAAACCCTAAGTGGTTTAGATGATGGAAATGCCAATGTTAGAAATGCTGACGGAACAGTTTCTAGAATTTATCAGACCAAACCTTTACTAGATCCAGTTGCTCCAAGCAATCTTCAAGTTCCTTCCAATTTTAAATTTAGAAGTAATCACTTTTTTGAAAGTTTTTTAAACCCTCTTTTGTTTGTTTCCTTTAGTTTAGACGGACAAGTAGATCCAGGAACTAAAAGAGTTTTTGTTAAAAGAATTATTGCTAATACCATATCAGATTCACAGAGAAATTATTTCGATACCAATTTAAAGGGCAGAAATGATATTTCTGATTCAGATTTTATGAATTCCCTTTATGGCCAGGGTATCACATATACAGTTGATGAAAATCCAGAGGATCTTCCTTTACAAGTTATAAGATACAGCGGAACATTCTCTGTCCTTAGAGTTTTTGATACAACAATTCCAGTAACTGTCGGGGGACAAATAATTAACCAGACTGTTAGAAAATACAAACTTGACTTAATCACATACAAGGATCTAATATCTAGCTCTTTGAATGCAGATCGTCAGCTTAAAACTGGCGACGTTTTAATGACTAGTGGTGGAAGCAAATTTGAAATAACAAATGTAGATCTTTCTGAATCCACTGTGGTTCTGAAAAGACTTAATGGATATGAACCAGTTCCTATAGGAACTAATGCTCTTGTATTAGCTTCTGAAATACTTTCACCTTTGCAAGTGAATGTTAACATTGGACACGACGAAAGACAAGCGGTTTTTATCAAATCAATTAACGATGAAAAACACGTTACTGGTTCAGCATATAGCAGAGGTGTAGTTTTCCATTCTAATGAAATGCTGATCAACACATCGGAGGGAACAATGACCCTTGATGAATTTTACAAGAATCAAGTAGCAGATTTTGGAGCACAATTCCTAGCTAACACTAAGGAAAAAGCAATACCTTCTGTTTATGGATTGACCCCAAACTCTCCAACGGTTGATTCTGCTAATTTTAAGGTTGTTCAAATCAACAAACAAATAACGCAAACCAATACGTCTGATAAATTCTCAAACACTGTACAAACAAAGGTTAAATTACAGAATGAGATAGATGCTCTTAATAAATCTATAGATCAAGCTAGAAGCGAGGTTGCACAATTAGTTACAACATCAGTGACTTCTGCAAACACATCCAGCAGAGAAAGCTTAATAACTAAGATAGACAGTTTAACTAGAGAGAAGTCCACTAAGACTGCTTTGTTGCAAACTGTTATTCAAGACCTAAATAATATCACATCTACGTCTCCTGAAATTTCGGAAACACCGAAATATAGAGTTAGAGGATTCTGGCCTATTCCTGCTCCTATCACAGACGGGAAAACAGGAAACCAAGATGTTATTCAATTTAGAGTTAGATATAGATATTTAACAAAACAAGGAAATGCAACAGCTTCCGACGAGATTAAATTTAAGGATAACGACGGAACTGAAAGAAGAGCAACCTATAGTAACTGGGTAGAGTTTAAAACTGATATCAGAAAGAAGGGGTACAACACAACAACTAAAAAATACTACTGGTTAGATGAAGATGTTCAGAATGCTGATGTCCCAAACATTAACCAATTAGATATTCCTATAACAGCAGGTGAGAAAGTTGAAATTAAAGTTGCTTCGGTCTCTGAAGCTGGATGGCCAACCAATCCGCTAGAATCAGATTTTTCGTCTCCAATCACTATTGGATTTCCTGAAGAATTAACCACTGCAAGCGGAAACGAGCAGTACGTGAAGCAAAATTCTAATGATCAGATTTTGGTTTCTTTGCAGCAGGATTTATCCGCTAGGGGTTTAGATTCACATTTATCTACTGCTTTTAATAGTGGTGACAAATATTATGCACACGTTGCAGATACTATATCGTCGGGATTCTTTGACGGAACAACCGGTAAATCTCTAGACCTTTATCAGAAGCTACTTTCAATGGACCAAGAGATAGCATCTCTTAAAGCTCTTATTGCTGTTGCTAAAGGTGTGCTCTCTGTTTATGTTACATATGGAGCAGGAGCGAATGCCACATCAATATCTGTTAAGAGAGGATCTTTAGTAGAATTATTTGCTGGATATTACAGTGAATTGTTAGATCTTACAACAGATAACACTAAATGGGGAAAAATCATTTCAACATTATACACAATAGAATTAAGAAATGAAACAGCTTCTCCTTTAGAATTATCATCAACCATACCAGGAGGGCAGAATATTATAGCTCTATCTAGCGGTGCCACAGGAGACGGAAGTGCAGACTATAAGAACTTTAGAAAATACGATCTAACGCCTATCTCTTTAACCGGAGTTAAATCGTCTGATATAACAGTTGGACTAAGAGACGTTTCTTCTTTTGTTCATGCTGCTCCTTTTCAATCGGCTAATTCAAATTCACAGTTTGTTTACACCAGATATAAATCAGTTGGATATGACGAAGATTTATTCTTCCAACCTATAACATCTACATCATGGAATGAAAATACAGGAGTTGCTGGACAGCCAGTAGATTATGGCACTTTAATTCCATTTAATCCAACTGGGACAAACACCCCAGGATCTACAAACGCAAGCGTTTGGTCTGGTACATATTCAGCAGGAGCTCCGGTAGGAAGTGGAAGATTAAATGAATTTTGCGTTCATATAAGTCACCCTACTGTGGTTTACGAAGCAACTCAGGGTACACCTAAAACTTTCAAACAGTTGGTTAAGCCAGCTCAGCCTTCACCAGGATCAAAGGGATTTGTTTATCCTGAATTTAGACATGCTGCGGGATTTGAAGCTGCAATAACTGATGTTACACCACAGTATCCTTCAAATCAGACTAAGCCTTATCAACAGCTAGGATACAATTTGATTGCAAGTAACATTTATGGTGTAGGGGGAGATAACCACTCTTATCCAGAAAAATTAGGATTTTCAACTAACGACGAATATCTAATAGGAAAATATTCATGTGGATCTTATTTATTTATGGCTCCTTCAAGCCACGCTCCTATACAGGTTGAGGGATCAACTTCGCTAGCAACAAAGGTTCTTTCCCCAGGAGCACAAAATGCAATAGTTATACCAGTTTTATTCCAAATGAGATGTCAGGATAAGCTAGGATATATTGGAGGATTTAGAACCAGCGGAACGATCAGAAACATTACCTATACCAAAAAGATAGGGATAGATATAAAGGTAAGTAATGAAGAGATATTCTCTTTTGACTTATCAGTTTCAGGAAGCTATACTAAATCTGCTTTAGCTTCTCCTACTTATTCAAGTTTCAAGGATACGTTAGGAGTTAAGAGATTTAACAACTAAAAAGTATAACTAAGAATGGCAGAGAAAAAAGACAAGTATAAATCTTCCTTCGGTATTATAAGAGCTAATCCCAGAATTTCTGGTAACCTTAAGATCAGCGTAGATTCAACCGAAAACATCTGGTTAAATTCCATTGATTCCAATGATGAGATGTCTAGGAATCAATACAAGGGATATAGAATATCCCCAGACGGAGATTTTGCAAATGATGTATATTCTTTTTTCAATGGCGGGAAAACCCCTACCAATTTTATCTTTGGGATTAAGGGTGAAGAGACTATCAAAGAAAATTTTGTTTCTGCCCTGGGGGATCAGTACGATGGATTTTATCATGCTGGTGTATCCCCCCTGGTTTCAACCGTTCATGATGAAAGCTTTTCCTACCTAGCACCGATTTGGTTGGGTAAGGATATACCGAAATATTTTATTATATTTAGAATAGATGATCCGATAGATTTTTCTTATGTTGTGAAGGTTACCCAACTTGAGATTGGGAAAACCTATAAAGTTTTAGAAGATTATGGTCTTGATACAACGGCTTTAACCTATCAACAGTATAAGATTAAAACAGACGGTGTTGAGTATTCTGCAGGAAGCATATTTAGTGCAACAACAACGTCATTTACCGCTGTTGCTGGATCGGGTAGTGTAGTTCTTTTGGATGCTAATTATAATGTACAAAACGTTGGAGATATCCAAAAACATTTCATTGAAAACATTCTTCCTAAATCATCGATAGTTTCTACATTTTCACTTCAGAAAGAAAGTAAAATTGGAAGATACATTAGAAATATTCAAAATAATTCTGGGTATTCTAAATCACTGATAGATGTTAGATTCGAAAAAAATTCTCTCAGCACCTATAACGGTGTTTCAGTTTCTGATGGGGTTTATTGCAAAAAGGGTGAATACCTGGATTCTCTTTTTACTACCGATTCTACTATGATAGAATTCGATCAGATAATCACTGATGGATTCAAGAGAAATGGAGTTGTTTCGTATAATCTTTTAAATCTTGAATTTTTATTTGACGATAAGGATGCTGATCTTTATACCATCAACAGGTATTATGGATTATATGTTGATGATATACCTACTGGTAAATTTCAATTGTCTGGAGATTTATTTTATAACAAATCAACTGAGAAAGGAAATTTTCCAGAACCTAAATCGTCATTACAGATTTCCAAACAAATGCTCAATCCATTCAATCAAAATAATGATAATGGATTAAGACTTTTTGTAGATAGTGATTCTAAATGGGGTTATATACCTTCATCAGAAAATATACATATAGATGATAGACTTAAATATTTTTACGTAAAAGACAAATACAATAAGTTCCATTCATATAAGCAGGTTAAGAATTACAGTACTGGTGTTTTAAGCTCTGATACATGGGGAGATGATACAGATCAGAATGATCTAATAATTTTAAAAGATAGAAAATTAGATCTTTCGATATTCGGAGGAATAGACAAGACTAAAACAAAAGAGTATAAAGGGATTCTTGCAAAGACTGGGGGAAGATCCTACGGCGTTATAAAAATAACAGGAGAATTACTTCCAAACGATGCTATAGTTTTATATCACCCGTTTGGTGAGAATAAGATAGGTAATAAAAGATATGATTATTTTGTTGCATCCGAATTAACCTACGTTATAAGCGGGTGGGGTCCAGGAAGTCATATAGACGATAGCGGTGCTTATTATTTCCATCCATTTGGTACAAACGAAGAAATAGCTAAAGCAATTGCTGCAGCTATTAATAGTGTTAATTACAAATCTTACAAGGCATTTAATATAGGTGATGAAGTGGTTATTAGATCAGAAGGAAGCGATCATAGAAATAACGATATATTTTCTCTTTTTGTTTATAAGGATTTTTACAACAAAGAAAAATTCAGCACCAGAGAAAAAATCTATTTCAATGGAATAGACGGGGCAGATTTGACCAACTACTTAAATTTCATTGGTGGATCTGAACATAAAAATACCAGAGTTAAAATCAAGGCCGAGGATGCTAATAAATTATCGCCTGAAAAAAGTTATATCCGAACAAATTTTGGATTATCAAAAGTTAGATTTGTTGGTAAATTCATAGACGAGACCGAAGATGAATTATCTTATTACACAATCAAGGATTATACGAGTCATGCAATAGTTGAAATAGAAGACAATACCCATACGATATTATTAGGAACTAGTAATACCATTATTGTTGAAGAACTTGTTGAAATAGAAACCGGGATTTTTTCAATGTACGGAGTAAGAGATCTAGATATTGATTTCTGGTCCAGTACTTACGGAAGGACACCAACAGAAGAGTATTATCGATATATTGATGTACAACCTGACGGTGTATCAACAATTTATCCAGGAATAGATTATGCATTAGCAGCAGGATCTAGTATAGAATACAACGGAGTAACTTACGGACCTAATTCAAACTTTATATTTAGAGGGGTAACTGGAGCGACTGAATATAAACTTTTGAATACTGCTAACGATGCAAGGGTCAATGTGGTTCCAACCATGTATGTGAATGTTCCCTTGAATATCTCCGGTGGTAATAATGATCCGCATTCGGATCTTGATAAATTTCCAGGATTTTTAGGATTGCAGGATATTAAATTTCTAGACGATGCTAATTCTATCTACACCAAGAAAGATCAAATGAATTTCGGAAAGGTTGAAAGTGAGTACGATGTACTAAAAGAAAACTATCTGAGAAATTTAGTTACTCTATCAAGAATAACTCCTTATGTTACTAAATGGGTTTATAATGGGGGAATTGATGTTAGAGGTAACGAGTATAGACTTAATTCAAGCCCAGCATTTACACCATTAAATTTTTCACCAAGCTTTTTTGGTCAAACAAGGGATCCTTTGTATTTCACTAACGAATGGTATCTTTTGGAAAACCCTCCAATTGATTCTCCCGCTAATCTTTTAAAGAACTCGTCTAGTTATTGTGTGGGCGGAACAGGGGGAATAAATTTAGACCTAATTAAAAATGCAGATCCTTCTTTGGAGGATTATTTCGTGAATCACTTCACTATAGATGGCGAAGATTTTTACAATCTCGATAATGTTAAATTTAGTGATGCAAGAAATAGAAATTCTGATCAGCTTTACACGTATTTCTCCTATGACGGTGCTTCTGGTTTTTCTGATACACTATTCAGGGGGGTAAAGGTTAGGATCAAAGAAAGAACCGATGCTTCTTTAGAAACGAAGGAAAGGAATCTTTTCAAATTGAACGATTCTAAATTTGATGGCTATAAGTTTTCTTGCGTGTTAAAATCAATAGATGACCCGGATCCGTATAAGGTTACTTCACCTTTAACTTTTAGTGTTCACCAGAATGATCAATTTAAAACTGTAACCCTTGTAATTACAATTGTTAATAATGATTTAAGATTTGTGGATCCTGTTAAATTTAGATCAAGCATATACAACGTAAATGGAGATGCTAATAGATTTTTCGAAACAGCTACAGGATCTTGGTTTTATAACCCAACAGGAATATACGGGGGACTTGATTATTTTGGACTATATTCAGTTAGTAACAAATACAGACATAGTGTTTCATTAGGATCTGGAGGCACTGAATATGCCAGATTAAATAATGGTGGTTATCTTTCCTCTGCCATAGGTAATGTTAAATTGAGCTCAGGTTTAAATGTAACAAGAAGAGCTACGATAGGATTCTCATCCATTGTTGACGAAACAACCACTGAAGGAACTGGAATAGTGGCGATAGCGGTTAATTCTGAATACGACACAGATCTTCGTGAAGAAGTTAAATTCTATTCTCCAACAACCCCTGTTGGAGGAACCGGATCTAGACCAAGCACATTTAAATCGGCCTACACTATGTTCTCGCCTAGATCCGATGTTAATGGAGGATATTGGTTTAGAACTCCATGGATCACTGGAGCAGGAAAAAATTATGTCAATTATAACGAGGTTAGTTATAATAACGGTGCTGGATATTTCTTCGACTTTACAAGTTTAGGATATCCTTTTACCAACGGATACACTAACGTTCCTATCAGTGCTTCATATAATGCTATTAAGAACAGAGCGGTTTATCAATTTGCTTCTGGAGAAAACTATTGGGATTCCTTATTAAATAAGATAACATTCCCTGAGATCTATAGGATTTTCACCGAGGATAGCAGTTACATCAATTATACAAAATCAACATGGGACGCTGCAACACAGACCACGGTGATAACAGAGAACACATTTGCTTTAGAATTTATTAAACCATCGTCTTTCGTTCAGAATTTTAGGAAAATTCCTATCGAAGAGGATTATAAGCCAGAATCATATTCAAATACAAATGTTGGATATAAACTTGTAGAAGAAGAGGCTGTAACGGAATTCTTCAGATATGGAGGTGGATATGTTCCTAAATTCAAAGATATTTTGTTATTCGATAACATAAAGAACGACAGATTATCAGCAGATAAAAATCCACCAACAGATCAAAATCCAAATGTTTTAGATGTTATTGTTAAGATACAATTAAAAACGTTGACCTCTAAATACTATGGAGTAGGATCGAACTATGAGATATTAATAAACGGGACTACTAGAAAAAAACTAAGATTGGTTAAGGGTAATTCTTATAATTTTATATTTGATAATTTCTCCATTCTTTCTTCCAACAATTCTGGCCTTAAGAAAAACTTTGTTATGTCCTATGTGGCTGATTCGGGAGAGCCAGCTAATCTTTATACCGATGGGTTTTCATACACTAGTAACACGACAGCTTTATTCGTTGTTCCACAGGATGCACCGGATCAATTGTACTATGAGATACAAAGCGAAAATTTCTCTGGAGCCTCTGCTTTAATAACAGAATCTCTGGAATACAAGAACGTAACATTAGGTGTAAACAAGGATTCATTTGCAAAAGTTAAGAATCTTAGTCTTTACAAATATTCTAAATCCAATCCGTTTGGAATAGATCCACAATCAGGATTTAAACCCCAGTATCCTTTAATAGGTGAAACACCTATTGACAGAAGGGATATGTTTATATTCGAAAGCACATGGGATGCTGGAAGATATAGAGAATATTTTGCACCTACAACATATCAGTATGTTCCTGGAGTAAAAAATATGCTAGAGCAAAAATCGTTTTTCGGAAGCAAGGTGATGCAAACACCTAATCTAATAAAACAACCTATGCAATTAAAGTATCCGTCAGCCTTATCGGATGTTTTCAATGTTAATCAAGATCTTTATCCTAAATATGAAATTTTATGGGAAGAAACTGATACTGAGATAAAGGCATTACTATTAGTGGACAGAACAGCGGTTAAACATTTCCAGAACGGAGGAATAGATAAGAAATTTTCAGAATTGCTTGTTTCTGAATTCGGTGTGGGAAATGAGACGATTTTAACTGATGATGCCGATGAATATGTGAAAAACAACATTTTACCTCAATACGAGGCGAAAGAGATTTTAGTTTTTGTGAAAAAAATAAAAGTAACGCAGGGAGTGGATCTTCAACCGATAATAACAGATTTATCTGATTATCAAAAGATATCCACTGGATTTATCAAATCTGCTAATAATGACATTAAAAAAAGAGGTTCTCTTGCATATGAATATAAATTACAAAAGGATCCTTCCTTCGATTACTCGGTGGCATTCTCTTTTGTGATTGGAAAAATATAAGGGAGATATATATAAAAAGTAATACTTAGAGATGCCGAAAATAAACATATTAAATATTCTTGCAGGGGATCAACAGGCAATACTTGTAGACAAGGTAAACTACAACTTTGATCAAATTTTAACTGCAGGTGGTGGACCACAAGGCCCTCAAGGCATCAGAGGTGCTACTGGACCTATAGGACCTCAAGGAATACAGGGACCAACCGGCCCACAGGGACTAAAAGGAGCTAGATGGTACGTTCAGGTAACAGCACCTGATTCCGAGAATATTTTTCACACCCCATGGGGAGAACCAGAATTAGGCGATTATTGGTTAGCTGGTGCTGACAATGATAATCCCTATGGAATTTATGTTTATAATGAAACTAGCCCAGGAACTTTAAGCTGGGAATATTCTGGTGTATTCTTTGCTAATACCTCAGCATTTACTCCGGTTGACGACATAAACCAAACGGACGAGAGAGCATTAATACATGACACATTGTTCAGTAATAGATATTCTCTAGTTTTAAGTGATTATGGAGTTACTGGATCCGAAACAGATTTTAAATACAGAGAGACCAATAAATTTGGTATTAACGGTGAAAGGTCCAAGCTTAAGATAGCTACAGATTTCAATTCCCCATTCTTATCTCTATTATCATTTGGTAGAGCTAATTTGGATGATGGTAACAGATCCAATACATCCTATAGCTTAAATAGAAATCCTAGATTTAGATGGAAGAATCTAACAGGAAGCGATCATCATATAGAATTCTTTTCTCCGGTCGGTGATTACCATGTAACAACCCCTAAGTTTGTTATCGGGGGTGCAACTGCTGCTTTTTCTATCACAGGTTATAATACAACTGGAGATATAGCTCAGCTTAGAACAAATGGAGGTACATATTTCTTTGGATTTGATAAAGATGGATATGCCACTAAAGGTATGCCTTATAATCCAACAATAAGTGCAGGTATCCTTTCTTCCAGTCCTAATAATTTGGATTATTATGAAGAGGGTGATATGAGATCATTCCTCCAATTAAAAACATACTGTAATACATCAGAATGGAGTGGAGCACCAGATTCTACGTATAAAAACGTGAAAGCCAGATATACCAGAATAGGTAATTTAGTTCATGTTGATTTTACAATTAAAATAGATGGACTTTCTGCTACTGTTCCTCAGTATAACGATTTCGGGGGTGTACTATTCATTAAAGGATTTCCTTATGATCCGGACTTTACGTTAAGATCTGGTGAAAGTGCTAATGCAACATCATCTGATATACCTAGACCTTCGATGCCAGCGATACCACTCAAGGCATCTATAGGAGATTCAACCCTGGTTGATCTCTCTGGTGCATTTTTTAACTATACAACAAGTACTAGTGAAACTGAAACAAGATTGGTTCTTTATAAAAATAATGGGTCTTTATTTAACGTTAGCAATCTAACAACTGCTACTTCATATTTATATGGTAGTTTTAGTTACAGCACACAAAGCCCAACTAGAATCAGTAGCATAGTTACCCCAAGTGGATATTGTACAGGACTTTTACCAGTACCAACTCCAGCACCAACGCCAGCGCCAACACCGGCTCCGACACCGGCTCCAACGCCAGCGCCAACACCGGCGCCTGATTATAGTTTCGAATGGGAATATGCTAATTATGTTGCAGGACCAACACCAGCACCAACACCAGCACCGACGCCAGCACCAACGCCAGCACCAACGCCAGCGCCTCCTGGCCCAACGCCAGCGCCTACACCGGCTCCGACGCCAGCACCAACGCCAGCACCAACGCCAGCGCCAACGCCAGCACCGACGCCAGCACCAACACCAGCACCGACGCCAGCACCAACACCTGCTCCTGCAGCATGTAACATAAGCGATCCAAGCTATGTGACTGTGAGTACACCTAGTACATACGGATCAATTTACGTGTCAACTGGTAGAAATATAAGATTGAGTGTCTTTGGAGGAGCTACGTACGGAGGTAATAATAGAGGCTTCCTTACTGTAACAGGGGTAAGCGGAACACCTACACCTAGTCCAAATGCTATAAGTGTTTATGCAGCAAACTTTGCTAATGCATCGGATAATCTTGGATTACCTGCTGGTTATTACAGTTTCTATCTGTACATGACACCACAAGGATCTTCTGGACATAATGCTGGTATATCTTGCGGTGATGTTATAACATATACACCAACACCTAGCCCAACACCTAGCCCAACCCCTAGTCCAACACCTAGTCCTGGCGGAGGCGGCGGAGGCGGAGGCGGCGGAGGTAGCATCCCGCAGTTTGAGTAAATAATAAATGGATCCAATTATGAATAGAGAGGTAAAACCGGGAGAAAATTTTCTATACCAAAGAGGGGTAGTTTCAACTACCTTTCCTTGGGATAGACCATCATACACATCGGTAAAGAATTATTTAGAATATCTAAAAACCGAATCTACTGTGTTTGACGAATTTGAAATTTATCTGGCAGGTGGAATATTATATGATTTCAATAATACATGGGACGTAGACATATTTCTGGTTGGGGGATCTCAGACCGATGCAAGAATAGAGGAGCAACTTAATTTCATGACCGACGTTGCTTTAAATAAATTTTTCCTGCTTGTTGATGTTTCCTGGTATGAAAGAAAAACCTCAGATTATGAGTACAGCACAATGGAGGCTAATAACTTTCTTTCTGAGGATATCACCTATAAAAAGATAGGACATTTTAAAAAGGAAATGGGGGGTGAGGCAATCGAATATGATATGAGAATCATCCCGGATATAGAAACTATAGGTGATTATTTGGTAAAGGGGAGTTTTAATGGATTTAGGCACAAAGATAAAATGATAAATAAGGTTAAAGATCATCCAAATCAATCTGTAATAACAACATTTAGTGCAGAGGAATTTCTATTGAGTGACGAGGATCATTTTTTGAATAATACTAATAGATAAACAAAATGCCGTTCAACGTAAATATAAAATTTTCATCTGCCGGGAACATCACGAGTCAATCGTACGAGATATCCGCAAGCTCATCAGAGAATGGGAGTTATAGTACAACTGGGGTTCAACCTAGTACTATAGCAAGAGCAGATCTTCTTGGAGGAACTTATATTCAGGTTCCTGATGGTTCTACATGGATCAAAGGTGATAATGTTACTCAGGGAGCACCAGCTGGTACAAAAAAAATAGCAATAGCAAATATTCCATCAGCACCAACGCCAGCACCAACGCCAGCACCAACACCTGAGCCAACACCGGCTCCTCCTGGACCAACGCCAGAGCCAACGCCAGCGCCAACACCGGCTCCAACACCAGCGCCTACACCGGCTCCGACACCAGCACCAACGCCAGAGCCAACGCCAGCGCCAACACCGGCTCCAACACCAGCGCCTACACCGGCTCCGACACCAGCACCAACGCCAGCGCCTACACCAGCACCGACGCCAGCACCAACACCACTTGGTAGCATACTTCTTCTTGATGGTAGCCTTGGGTATTACACTGCAGACATATTAGATAGCGGACAAGACTATTACAGCGGAGGAGGATTCTGCTACATTTCACAAGGTTCCTATTATAATGCAGGGGATGTTACCGGAAAAACACAAATATTCGGAACTGCTTGTAATTCTTCTGGTGGACAATGTAATGACTGTACTGGGGTATCACCATCACCAACGCCAGCACCAACACCTGCTCCGACGCCAGCACCAACTCCAGCACCTCTTTCGATAATATTCAGATCTCTGGGATTAAGTGCATTTAATAGCCACTGTGGAGAAAACTATTTAATTAGTGCCGATTTATGGGTGATTACAACATCGATACCTAGCTTATATTATACAACAGTTTATAGTGATGGAAGTTATACTCCTTTCAATGGATCTGATCTATGGTATGCAGTTTCGAATGGCGATCCAGCAAACACAGAGACCGCTCCTTACCAGGTTATTCAGATTGATTCGTCTGGTGTTGTTACGAGCGTTCAAACAGTTACATCATGCGGTGGCGGTGGAGGAGCTATAAATTAATCCCAAATTTAAATATTTATGAGATTATCAGAAATAGAAATAAACCAGATAGGATCGATAATGAATAATTATCGATCCATTCATGAAAGCCTAAACTTCTATGAAAAGAATCTAGGCCTAATGGAGAATGGTACAATAAAAAAATCTAAGGAAGAAATATCTTCACTTGGTTTAAAAATAAAAGAGAGTATATCAAAATTACAACAGGAGCGAGCTAAGGAAAAAGATTTCTTTGGTTTTCTTGAACAGAAATACGGTCCTGGACAATTTGATGTGGAAACTTTTGAATATAAAACAAAGTAATGAAAAAAGTAGAAAAACATATTGAGGTTGTAAAGGAGTTTAAAAACAACAATAAGAAATTACTTATAGTTGCAGGACTTTTTATATTGGCATTCTTATTATACGGTACATTTAACAATGAATACCATGCTAAGGAAATAAAAGCTCTAGAAACCGAAATAGGCGTTGTACAGAAAAAATTTGATGCAGCAGTAGAAGAGAAAGAAAAATTCAGGGATTCTTCCTTGGTATATGAAAACCTAGCTGAGCAAGCAGGAGCAGAAGCTGATGCGTTTAGAGCAAAGGCAGAAAAAGAAAAAAGAGCAAAAGAAGCAGCGTTAGCATCTTTACAGAATTTACCAAAAGATGTGATTGACACATTTTTTGTTAAAAGATATGCAGAAGTTGTTAAAGCAGACATTGGTTTAGAGCTTGATAAAAACGTGGGAAATGCCATAGTTATAGAATTAGTTGAAAAAGATCATTTAGTAGGTCAATTGAAGACCTCGGAGAATCTAGCTAACACACTAACCACACAGGTTGGAACCTTACAAACATCTTTGGCTTTTTCAAAATCCGCATTGGTAAGCGCAGATTCTGCAATTGCAGCTAGATCCAAACAGTTTGAACTACAACAGCAAGTGAGCAATTTATTAAAAGAAGACCTAAAAGTTGCCAAGAAAAAGGCATTCTGGAATAAGATCAAGGGAACTGCCTTTGGTGTGGGAGTAGGCCTAGTTGTTGGTATCATCGCAGTAAAATAATTGCTAAATAATGATTGTACGAGGAAAGATGAAGAAAACTGTGTGTGGATGGAGTACAATATTATTGCATGCTAATAAACTTGATATATAAGGGATATGTCAAGCTTCACTTATACCAGTAAATTTTTTAGTCTGGCTCCGTATTTACTTATGGAGTACAGATATGGTACACAGCCTAATCCAGAGAATCATCCGGTACTATACGGACTAGATGCAATAGGGTTCGAAAAGATCTCTAATGGATATTTTAATGGTGCTGTTCAAATAACAAACAGAAATCAAGACACACAGGCAACTGGTAACGTAAGAGACAGAAGCTCGGTTCAGATCTCGCAGAACACCTTTGTTAGACTTGATATAGACCGTTTGCAGGAATACCTTGATTATGACGATAAGCTAACTGATGTTAGCAACGTCCCTGTTGAATTTGAAAACAACATTAATGTTTATTATGACACGGTAAGGTATCACTTTATAAGTGGATACAATTTTGGAACAAAGGATGGTGCTATCATGCAAATCCAATTCCAAGAAAGAAATGGTAAAAAAGCCACTATCTCACAGGTAACATACGAGAAGGGTGATATTGATATCACAACACCTAATCCAAATCCAATTTATTTTAATGCTGGGATATATGATCATTATATAGAGGTTAAGATACCTTCTTATGCTTCAATCACTTATGATTACGACACACAAGCAGTAAATGGATTAGCTGATCAAACGATTGCTTCTAAGATTAGTTCTGATGGCCAGGGGTTCATTAGAAATCAACCTTTCAATGTTTCTCTTTATGAAATAGAAACAACGAATGAAATCAACGAGTTCTTCTATTATCAAACTGCTTTATTTACAATTGCAACAATCACTCCTTTCGATGAGTATGCAGATCTAGCAGCTAATATAGTGGAGAATGAAGACTTTGATTACTTTGAATACTATCCTTCTTGGCAAGGAAATTTCATCGAAGATTTTATCTATGCTGAAAGTTCTTTAGGTAACATATACTATATCATTCACGATATTGAATTAAAAGAGCAGATAGGACTTAGAAGAGTTTCCACACAGAAAATACAATTACTTCAAGACAAGGATTTTAACAGTCCTTACTTGTATCGTCCAGTTGTAATGAATCCGAAAGCAACTAGCTTTTCCATTAACTACTCAATGAGATTAGTTAATAAATTTAGCAACGTTTCTATTCTGAGAACATCAACTGTTACTAGTACAGAAGTTGACAAATATGGCCCAGGGGTAAAGAGAATAAATCTATTACATCAACCATATCCACAAAAGGTTTACAATAAAGTTGTTGAACCTGCTGTTTCTAAAGCATACACACTAAACGTGAATCCAATTGAAAGAGTTATCACCAAATACGTTCCTGCTTTCTTCGAAAGAGAAAACGTGAACATCTCGGAGGAAGATTTAACAATAGACAATCTTGGTGGATTAACACAATCTGCAACAGTCGATGCATCAATAGCATTTGGCCAGGGCAAATCTAAGATCGTGATCAATCCTTATGACAACTACTACAAGTTTAGAGTTTTTGTTAAAAATGATGGGAAAGAAAATACGTTATTAGATCTTGGATCAAATTCTGATTTTTATCTTGTATTCGAAGGTGGAGACAGTAAAACTGTAAGGGTATCTAGTTTAATTAACAGCACTTTCCAAAATCCTAGCAAAGGTGAATTAGTATTTAGAGTTGTTGAATCTGATTCTAAAAAAATAGCAGCATTCACTGGAAGAGATTTTCATATAGTTGCAAAAACTAATAATGGAATAGAAACGTCAATTTATCACGGATATTGGATATTACCTAGTGAGAGAGATCAGAAGCCAGTTGCGGTAACACCCGCAACTCCTCCTCCTGTTCCAGCACCAGTAATAATTGCACCAGTTCAGGCAACATCTGCACCTGCGCCAGCACCTGCACCTGCTCCTGCACCTACTGCATCTCCAACACCGGCACCACCACCGCCACCTGTTCCATCACCGATTGAAGTTGCCACACCAGCACCTGCAGCACCAACTGTTGATATTATACCTCAACAGCCTAAAGAATACTTTGACGTGAAAACTGACCCTGTTATTCTGAACGTTGAACCTGCTGTGATAAGAACACCAATCATTGAAGAACCAGTAATAGTGAAAAAAGTTCCGATCAGAGCTGATATTGATACTTTGGCCAATCTAATTAAGATGGATGAAAATGCAGGAAAATTAGTTCCTGAAATTTGTGACTACTATACAGTTCCTGGAAATCCTGGAAATCTTCTTTATGAGGGTATAAATGTTAGATTCTTCTTAAACGCAGTTAGATTAGTTCATCCAGACATATTCGGAAGAAGAAGCGACGAGTTTGCAATGTATGCTAATTACCTAGGAGAAATCTATGATCCTTATGAGAATCAAAGATATCCATCAGGCGGTGGAGGTGGAGCAGGTGGTGGATACATCGGAGGCGGCGGAGTAGGATATAACATCTACGATAAAATACAAGACAAAAGCGAAACGATGGGTCAAACCTTCTTTCTATAATTCATAGGATATGTTATTAAATTCAAGGCAGAATGGTTTTATATTTAATTTTCCAAAGGGATTTTTCTCTAAGGAGTTGGAAGACAAGTATCATGCCTATGTGAGAAGAATGCCTATCCCTTATGACAATCTGAAGGATTTCATGAATTCCACAATTCAGCAGGTTTCTTTTCCGACGTTCCAATCGATAGATCACGTTGAACAGACAAGACCTGGTGGATACAAACAGAATTACAAAAGTGCAACCAACATCCAGAATTTAATTAGAAGGGATTTCACAGTGTCTTTTAAGCTTGGTGAGGGTTTAATTAACTATTGGATCATGTATGAAAGCATGGTTAATTTTTTGGACTTCAACAACACAGAACAAGTTCTTCCTGACTTAACCCTTAGATTATTAGACCATGAAGGTGTTATGATGTCAAGCATTGAATTTCAGCAACCGATATATACATCATTATCAGAGACCCAATTAAACTATTCCAGCACGACTCCTCAGTTTTCCACTTTCAGTGTGGGTTTTAGATGTAACTACGTAAACATAAAATTAGAAATTGGCTAAACGAATCCTAGGAGTGGATTTCAGTTTAAATTCTCCAGCTTGGTGCTTATTAGCAGAGGGTGAATCTAAATGGGGATCCTTTCATCGAACAACAAAAAAGATAGAACCAATGATGGCCAAAGAGTCATCTCCGTTCAAGGTATTTTCTGAAATCCCAAATTTCTCGATTAAGGTTATAGAGAAAGAAAGAGCAGATGGTGAATACTGGGAAGTAGAGAGGAAAAAGATAGAAAATTTCCTCGTCATAGCTGATTCTTTCATCGAAATGATCAAACCCCACATTGACGAAGAGACCGTTGTTTTCATGGAGGGTATATCATTCGGAAGCTCTGGAAATTCCCTGATCGATATTTCTATGTGTACTGCTCTTATCAGAGAAAGACTAGTTGATATAGTGGGATTCGGGAGATTAAACATTTATTCCCCGACTGCTATTAAAAAATTTGCACACAAGGGAAATGCAAAAAAAGATGAACTTTATCAAGCACTTTTAGATAAATACAGTGAGGATAACCTTCTAAGTCCTCTTATCAGACCGCTGAAACAAAACCAGGATCTATGGATAAAGAAAAGTAAGGAAGTTGAAACCCCTTGCTCCGATATTATAGATGCTACTTGGATTAGCCTTTATGGTAAACAAATTTTAGGGGAAACTTTTTGAACAACTTAGGTATAACTTAGGAATCAATTTTAGTTAATTTAAAAAATTTAGAAAAACATGGACAATTTAGACATTTTCAGTTTGGACAACGAGGACTTCTTAAAGCCCGAACCAGCAACCACAGGAAGCGGAGACGCTAACATTTACAAGCCTTATCCAGAATTAGGCAAAGACGGTGTTTACAAAGCACTTATCAGATTTCTACCTAACGTAGCAAATCCAAAAAAATCAAAAATCCATAAGTATTACGTTTGGTTGAAAGACCCAGTAGACAACAGCAACTTCGTTGCAGATTGTCCATCAACTGTTGGTAAGAAATCAATCTTGAAAGATATCTTCTGGAAATTAAAAAACTCCCCATCTGCAAAAGATCAAGAGTTAGCAAAATCATTTGCTAGAAAAGAAGACTACTATTCTTTAGTACAAATAGTAAAAGATCCTAACCACCCTGAATTAGAAGGTAAGGTTATGGTATTTAAATTTGGTAAAAAAGTTGCAGATCTAATCGAGCAACAAATTAAACCAGAATATGGTAATCCATGCAACCCTTATGATTTATTTGAAGGTAAAAACTTCGGTATTCATGTAAGAAAAGTTGGAGACTGGAACAACTACGATCTTTGCCAATTCGTTGGTGAGAAAGGACCAATCTCAATCGATGGTACACCAGTAGAAAAATCAGAAGACGATCAAAAAAGAATTGTTGAGTATTTAAAGAAAGGTCCACAAGACTTAGTAGAGAAATACGACTACAAAGAATGGACTGATGAAGACCGTGAAAAAATCACATCTATCATTAGAAACATCGTACCAGACGGAAGAATGGTAGCAGAAATTCTTTCAGGATCCCCAGATTCTAGACCTTCTACTAGCATCAACAATCCACTTAAAAACGAAGCTAAGAAAAGTCCAGCACCAGCTGATGATTTCTTCGGCGATTCATCATCTCCTGACGAGATCGAAGAACCAGCACCGAAGGCAGCTCCTAAAAAGGCAGCATCATCTTCAGGAAGTTTAGACGATTTGTATAACGATCTCTAAGATAATAAAGATGAGATTTTATGCAAAAGTTAGGACTAGAAGAGGTAAAGAACCTTGTAAATAAGGTTCTACAAAAATCCTTTCCGGGTAATTCTGGAAAGCAACAGATCTATACCTCTCAGAACAGATTAAATTTTTCTTGTCCTTATTGCGGAGATTCAAATGATCCTAGAAAAAAGAGAGGCAATCTATATCTAGATAGCCTCTCTTTTAAGTGTTACAACGGCGGTTGTGGACAGTTCAGGGATTTAATTGGGTTGCTGTTTGATCATGACTTAAATCGTGAATTAAGTATAGAACAATTAGAGGAAGCTAAGAACACTATTTCTTTGAAGAAGACCTCTAGAAGAATCAGTGCAAATGTTGATGTTTTCATTCTTGAAAATTACAAAGACGTTTTAGTTTCCCGTGATGACTACAAGACAAAACTTAAATTGATAGAGGTTCCAAGACCGATTAAAGAGTATCTTTCTTCGAGGAATCAAACTGTGGATGAAAAGTACCTGTATTGCCCGTTTAAGAAGTCAATACACATTCTAAATCTCACCTCTGATGGTAAGTATATACTGGGTTTACAGCTTAGAAATATGAACAAAAACGCTGTTAACAAGTACTTTACTTATAAGCTTAGTGGGATCCATAAAAATCTATTAAGAAACTTCAATCCTGATATCATTGCTAAAGCGGAAGAACTAGATCCGATTTCTTTGGTGTTTGGATTTTCAACAGTTAACCTAGATGAAACAGTTACAATTTTTGAAGGTCCTCTTGATTCTTTCCTCTTTCCTAATGCTGTTGCACTTTGTTCAATCAACAATCCGTTTCCGTTTGACATTCCAAACAAAAGATGGTTTTACGACGGAGATGATGCTGGACGTGATGCCCTTAGAAAAAAATTAGCTGTGGGTGACACTGTTTTTCTTTGGGATAAATTTATAAAGGAGAACGATTTACCGGAAAGAGATAAATGGGATCTAAATGATTTAGTAAACTATCTAAGAGAATCTGGAAAGAAGATCAAAAGATTAGAAAAATATTTTAGCAACGAACAATGGGATTTAATTGGGATTTAACAAAAGAAGAGCTAGCTGAAATAGAGCGTAAAAAATCTCTATTGAAAGCCCCTATAGTATATAGAGTAGATGATTCACTTGAGATCCCGGATCTGAGTGAAAACTTTACCCCTAAGGAGGAAAAAGCAGCTAAGAAAATTAAAACCGAAATAGTAGATATCAAAATTAAGAAGACAAAGAATAAAAGCAATAAGTTGTATGAGTGATGAACTAAGCAATCTGGAAGAACAATTTACAAACGAGAGAACTGAATGGACTGAGAGAATCCGAGAACTTTCTGTTCGAATGAGAAACATCAGAGAAATGGCGGAAGTTCAGGTCGAACTATATTCTGATAGACAAAGATTACTTGAATATGCTTATAAATTAGGTCAGATTCTAACCAGGCTGAATGCAAGGTTTAGAGCAGACCGTAGAAATAAAATGGTTTATTATTCAGAAGAACATAACACCAGATACGGAGCAAACGAAAAAACTGCTTTAATAGAGGGTGATTTGACAGAGCTAAAGAGAAAAATAGATGTTGTTGATAATCACTCTAGCTTTATGAATGAGACCGTTAAAACCGTTGATCATTTTCTTTATGGGGTGAAGAGTAGAATCGCCCTTGAGGAATTTATGAGAGGCGGAACAAAATAAGAAAAATTTGAATGCTAAAATTTATAGTATCTGAAGACCTTCAATGGTTACTTTTACAAGACTACGATGAAGAGGTTGACAGAAAGCAACTTGAAATATCTTTAACAAGAAAAATACACAATTATTTTTTTCATCCACTCGTGAAGAAAAAACATTGGGATGGAGCAATTTGCTTTGTTGACAAGCGTGGTCCATTGTGGAGAATCCCTAGTGGTCTTTGGAGTGAGGTTTTTGAAATCGGTGAAAAATATAAAATAGAGGTTGAGATAATAGGCCTTGATAAAATAGTAGATGGTAATTTAACCCTTGAAGAATTCACTGAATGGGCTAATGAATTTTTTGCAGATAAAGAATTAAAGCCTAGAGACTATCAGATAGAAGCTGCATGGAGAATTGTTAAATTTAGATTTTCCTGTTTGGAAATTGCAACATCATCGGGTAAGACCCTAATTGCATTTATTGTTCTTGCGTACTTAAAAAATGTAAGGGGAATCAATAAATTTCTGATGATAGTTCCTAATACCACATTGATCTTGCAGGGATCTGAAGATTTCGAAGGATATGGATTGAAGGAATTAGATAACTGTGACATTCAATTGATCCATGGAGGAAATAAGAATAAAATCTCGGGAGGATTAATGATTGGTACGTATCAATCTCTTGTTAAGCAAGAAGATGATTTCTTTGATGGTGTTGAAGCTATCTTTGTTGATGAATCACATCAATCCCATTCCAAGTCAATTAAAGAGGTTATATCTAAGTGTAAGGATTCGAGATATAGATTCGGTCTTTCAGGAACATTGACAAACAGAAACACCGCAGAACATTTAACTATCCAGCAGTACCTAGGTCCATTAACCATGGAGATTAGTCCTAAGTTTTTGTTTGATAACAAGTACGCCACACCTGTCGCTATTAAAATAGTTAAGATGGATTGGCTGGACGAAAACCTCAAACAAAAACTTTACGAACTGAGGACCAATAAAAATAACAAGGACACCGAAAAGTTGGAAGGGAGTGAAATATTCGGGGTGGAAAGAAAGCTTGTTATATCTTCAGACAAAAGATTAAAATATATCGTAGATTTTATTGCTAAGACAAGTAAAAATTCACTTGTGCTTTTCCAGTCTGTTGGTGAGGGATACGGTAAAAGAATATACGAGAATCTAAGGGAGATCCAAGCAGACAAGGAAGTTTTTTATATAGACGGTGACACTGATCCCGAGAGAAGAGACTATTACAAGACCAAACTTGAAGAAGGAGCTAACAAAGTTATGGTAGCAAGCTTTGGTACACTTAGTACCGGGGTTTCTGTGAAGAATATTCACAATATATTTTTGGTCGAATCATATAAATCTGAGGTTTTGATCAAACAAAGCTTAGGAAGGGGTATGAGACTTTACGAGGGCAAGGAAAGGGTAAATATCATCGATTTTGTGGACGATTTCTCCTATGAGGGGTCTATGAATTATCTAATGAAGCATTCTCTGGAAAGGATAGAAATATACAAAAGGGAGAAGTTTGAATATAAGACCTACGATATTACTCTTTAGTATCTTTGGATATATAAAATAAAAAAAGATGAGACATCTCCAATCATTCGAATTACTAGAGAGCAGTAATAAATATGTTAAGTCGTATACCCCTGAAAAATACAAAAAAATCACGGGTAGTGATTCTGCCCCTGGATTTACTGGGTGGATTTATAATATTTTCATGTCTCTGAAGAGTAATTTTGAGAATATGGATAATTTCTTTATGAGTAATATCTACATGAAAGATATCCACGGAAAACCAATCGATACCGGAATGGGATGGCTAATTGGACAGGCTGGGTCACTTGCCACGTCTGTTGCAGCCAAAATTTTCGAGCCTAGTGAATTTATTAGCACAGATTGGAAATCTTCTGACGGATCTACTATAACCCCTCCAACATCAGATAAAGATGTGAAACCGGAGCATCTTAGATTGTTCAACGATAATTTCGCAAAAAAAGATCTTCCTAATATCAAGAACGACGGGGATATGAAAAACTGGATTACAGACTTCTATAAAAAATCAGGCACCCCTCCAGGAAAGATAAGATGGGTAGATGATGCAGCATCAACTGCTAGCAACACATACTACAATAGATCAATGGGATATGGCGGAACGGAGGTAGAATCTGGATCGGGAGGAGTAGGAACCGCAATGAATATAGCAAGCGCAGCATCATCTTTACTTCCGATTGGGAAGGCAGGTAAGATAGCAGCTACTGTATTAAAAAAATCATAATATAAAAAAATAAATGAAAAAAGTATCACAAATTCAGGAAAGCTTAAAGGTACAAAAAGCTACTGCAATCTCTAAATTGGAAGAGACGAATAAGTATCTGACTTTTGCTAAAGCGTACTATAAGAAGCATGGCGTTTCTGGTCCTTTCGATGAGAAATTCAAAGGCAATAAAAAAGCACAAGAAAAATTCATGGAAGAATTAGGAAAGGCCTGGTCTGATTACAAGAAAGAAAAAGGAATCGAAACTAAGTCTAGCAAACCTTGGGGTAAGAAGTAGGAATAAAATCCAAAAACATGTACGATATATTTTTCCCTATTATTGAGCACTATACAGGAACTGTGGTATCGAAGGTAAGAAGAATAGATGAACTAATTCTATTCCGAACCATACAGGGTCAAGCAGGTAAGATAGAGAGAAATTTATACGGAGATTGGGATTTATTGGTTGATGAGGAAAAAGTAGCTGAAATAGAAGATGTGTTATTTTCTATCTTTTGTGAGTCCAAGGATCAACCCCCAATTGACAAGTATTATAAAGAATTATTAAGATTAAAAAATAAAGGCGTATTGAATTATAAATCCAATGTGCTAGTAGATCAACTAATAACTTCCATAGAATTTCTAATTCTACACATGGAAGTTCAATTAGAAGATCCTATAGCAATGGGACCTTATTATACATTCAGCCACAATGGAACTAAACACGTTTTAGTATTAAATTAAAAATATGGCAGGGATAAAACATTTAAGCGAGATTTACAAAAAACAAGGAGCGCAATTCCTTGATGATTTATTTGGAAAGGAATTAACAGTTTCTGAAAAATTAAATGGGATGAGCTTTTCTTTCGAGAAAAGTATCTTCGACGGATCTCTGTCTTTTTATAAAAGAGATCAGGTAAATCCCATCTCAAAAATTGATCGTGTACTAATGAAGTACTACGAATCACCAATTTCACACATTCAGGAACTACCAGCATTAACTTTAGACGAAATCCCTAGCGGATGGAGATTTGGGATGGAATTTTTTATTAATCCTAGTCCAGTTTTAGTTTCCTATCAAAGAGTACCTAAAAATGGATTGGTTCTGACACATATTGTTGTTAAGAATCAATTCGGTGACGTTGAAAGAACTATCGTTGAAAAAGAAGAACTAGATTACTGGGCAGATCTTTTAGGCGTTGAAACACCACCTATCATATTTCAGGGTAAGCTATCTGACGAGCAAAAAGTATCAATTAATGATTTTGTTAATTCACCGCATGATAATCTTAAGAAAGATCACGGAACAGAAAGCTTTGCTAAATATCTTGTTACCATTTTAAATCCAGGGTTAAATAAAACATTCCTAAATGATTCTTTGGAAGAACCAATAGAGGGTGTGGTATTTAGATTTGGATCGATTGATGGGACAGGAGAATCTTTCACTGCAAAGATATTAGATCCGGTTTTTGAAGATATCACAAGACAGAACAATGTAAAGAAGGTAAGTTATTTTCCAAGCGATATCTACGGAATTACTATACTAGAAGTGATGAACTACATCCTCGATAAAGGAGTTGATTCATTCTCATTTACCGGGGAGGATCCACAAGACAAATATATTTCTTTTGTGTGTTCTGTGTTCAATTCATTCACTGATGAATATGGAGAAAAATATTTAGGACTTGATTTTCAAGAGCCTCAATTTTTAAAGCAAGAAGGATTTGAATCAAATCACGATTTAATTCAAGATGAGAAAACAAGATCTTTAATTACTGATGATGAAAGCTATGAGTCTCTTTTCAAATTAATTCTTTCTGCTTTCAGAAAAATCAAGAAAAGACCTGGAGGGTTTTTCACACAGGGAGCTATTGAACAATTTAATTTATTGGTTAAAGAAATCTCCGAATACCTAAACAACAATTCAATCGTTGTTGAATCTATCATTCCAACATTCGATCAATTCAGAAAGGTTAAAAAACCTTTCATTCCTCAAGAGGAAGAGGATGAAGAGGATATCGAAGATGAGGTTGAGGAAATTCCAAGAGATGAAGTTGTAGAAGAACCTGTAGAGAACCCGATCGAAGAACCAGAGGTTGAAATCGAGGAAGACCCAATAGGAGATGAAGTAGTTTTAGATCCAGAAGTTATTGATCAAATCAAAACAGCACTTGGACAAAATGAACCGATTTCACAGAAATCTGTAGAAGATGACGTTAGAAGAGTAAACATAGTGATTGGTAAATTCCAACCTTTCAACAACGGTCACTTAAAGATGATTAAAAAAGCAAATCAGAATAACGGATTACCTGTTGCTGTGTTTGTAATTAAACCAGGTCCACATAGCTTCATAGACGATCAAACGATGGACAAGATGATGGGAATAGTATCCAACGATCTTTCTGATGTGATAGACTCTGTTCATTATGTTGATGATGATCTTTTATCAACAGCTGTTCAAACCCTTGGAGATAAATATGAGCCCAAAACATTGACTGTTGGGAAGAAAAGATTGGATAATTATTTGCTTCAAACAAGATCATTAAAGAAGAGAAAAAAGCTAAACCCTGCTTTTCAAATTCAAACTTCACCTGAATGGATCAATTCAATGGATGTATCCAAGACTATCCAAGAGAAAAATTACATGGAATTCAAAAAGAACGTTCCTAAATCTCTCTCCGGCCTTTGGGAGGAACTCACAAGATGCTACGATTCGTCTAAATAACTACTAAATCCTGCAATCGCAGGATTTTTTTACGTGGATATGTGGTACATTTGAATATATAAAGCAAAAAACATAGGAATGTCTAAATTAGTAAAATGGAAAGACTATAGCAAAATCTACGAGGATGCTAATTCCAATACAGGTATCGATGAGGTAGCTGCCAAAAAAATACAAAAATGCCAGATTATTTTAATAACCCAAGCGGCATTTTTTGGCCAGCTTTGCATGAATCTAAAATTCATAGAGGATAGAAATTTAAGATTCAAAACCATGGCTACCGACGGAATGAATATTTATTATGATCCAGGTTTCGTTAATGATCACACGGATGCAGAAATTAGATGGGTAATATGTCATGAGATATTACACTGCTCTTTGCATCACTTTTTAAGAAAGCAGGCAAATCCTAGTATTTGGAATATGGCAGCTGATTATGAAATCAATCAATTGATAGATCCTAAAAATTATACATCTAAGCCAACTTATCAAAATGCTTTGGGAACAATGCCTTCTGGTGCTTTAGGTGGTTCTGGTGATAAAGATAAAGGATTTTTAAATGGCGATTACAAAGGTAAAGCAGCAGAGCAAATCTATCAAATGCTCATAGAAAATAACACACAAGTACCTCCTGAAGAAGGGTGGAATTACGGAGGGGTTCAGCCTCCTGTCATGGTTTCTGCCCCTCCGGGATCTGGCGGTGGGAATGATGAAGATTATGGTGAAAAAGCAAAGGTTGGTGATTATGTTGCCTTACCTGGTGGAGGATACGGAAAGATCGAATCAATTGATCCTGCAACAGGTGATGCTGATATTACACAAGTAACAGAGCCAGATTTGAGGTCAATGATTGAATCAAAAACGGGTAAAACAGTTAAAAAAATAAGCTAATTATAATAATATGAAATTTAGTGTAAAGGATTTAAGGAAAATTGAGGTTGAGTATGAGCCAACACCGCCACCACCTACCCCACCACCGGGTGAAGATCCACCCCCTCCACTTCCCCCAATGCCACCGGGGGAAGAAAAACCATGGAATGAAAAACCAGATCCGAACGAAAAAGGTGGAGATGGCCCAGGCAAAGAGGGTCAAGGGACTAAACCTAAATTAGTGTCTAAGAAAATAGAATCTGAAGAAGATCTTAAAAAATTCTGGGAGTCTAAACTAGAAGAGGCAAAAGACAGACATGCTGGTGATATTCCAGGAGAATTAATGAGAGCAATCGAAAAACTCCTGGGTGTTAAAGTTGATTGGAAACAGGAATTAAGAAAGATGATTAGCAGCTTGAGTAGCAAGGCTGATTATTTCTTACCTAATAGAAGATTTCTTGCAACTGGTGCTCAATGGGGATCTAAAAAAAGAAAGGAAGCTTTTGAATCTTTGGTAATTATAGCGGACACATCAGGATCTGTTAGTCAAAAGGAACTAGAACAATTTGTTTCCGAAGCTATGGATATAATGGAATCATTTAAGCCTAAGGAGACTTATCTTCTCTGGTGCGATACCACAGTATATGAACCAGTTGACGTGATTAAAAAAGGAGAAACCTGGAATTATCGCAAAGCGTATGGCGGAGGTGGAACAAGTTTCATCCCCCCTGTTGCTTGGATAGAGGAAAATATCATCAAGAAGGGTAAGAAATTAGGACCTGTACTTTTCTTTACTGATGGCGAGCCAAATACAGGGCCTAACGGCGGATGGCCAAAAGAGACAGAATATAGTATTAGAAGCTATGTAAATAAATTTTTCTGGATTATACTAGGAGAAGGCGGGGTACCAAGAAAGCACGTAAAAGTTCCTTTCGGGAAGAGAATTGATCTTATCATGTAATAAGATATATAAAGCAAAATAACAAAATAAAAAATGGCAAGAATTAAGAAGTTTAGCGACTATGTGAACGAGGACTACTCGTTCAAAGGAGCTATACAAAAAGGAAAGGAATTATTTGCAAAAGCTGGTGACTGGGTTTCTGGCTTTATCTCAAAATTAAAGCAAGGTATTTTTCCTGCAATTCCAGAGGGACCTAAAGCAGGAGCTCCTATGGTTGCATATCTATCACCAAGCGGAAAAAGATCAGTGGTGGATCAGATTAAAAATTTATACGGGGTTACAGCTGAGGAATCCGCAGAAGCTACCTTAGATTTGGATAATCAACAAATAGAGGAAGCTATGAAGGATCTATCATATCCAGGAAAAGACGTTATTAATATCAATGCTGCAGAGTTAGCTGATGAAATCATAACAAGATACGAAACATTAGTAGACGGTGGTTTCAGCAAGCCTATCTTCATATACGGAGCACCTGGTATTGGAAAAACTGAAATCGTTGGACAAGCATGTGATGCTTTAGGTATAGACCTAATGACAATAGATTTACAGTTCATGGACCCTGCAGACTTTTTAGGTATACCTTCGGTTGTAGATATTGCTTCTGAAGATCCAAAAGGTGAAGGTGTTACTAGAACAAACCCTCCTATTTGGTTGCCAAGAGATAATGGACCAGAAGGTAAAGGCGGTATCCTATTTTTTGACGAGATGAACAGAGCTCAACAACCGGTTAGAACTGGTATGATGAACTTGGCTCAAGGTAGAAGAATTAATACATATAAGCTTCCTTCAAATTGGTTAATCGTAGCAGCTGGAAACAGAGAAAGCGATGATAGACCAGGTGAAGTTGAACCAATCAGTACTGCACTTGCGGATCGTTTCTCTATCTACAATTATGTACCGACAGTAAAAGGATTCCAGGACTATGTGACAACATCAGAGGTTCCTTTAAAAGGAGCTATGGGTGCTAGACCAAGAGAGGTTGTTATTCCTGAATTATTATCATTCTTAGAATACTCTGACGATTATTTCCACAATTTGGATCCGCAATCTCCTGATGTTAAATTTGCTACACCTAGAGGTTGGATCGATGCTTCTAAGCTTCTTTATTCCAAAATGAAAAGATTAGAAAAACAAGGAAAAGTTAGCAACGAGATTTCTGCAGATGAACTTAAGAAGGTATTCCAAACGGAAGTTGGATTCTCTGCAGCTAATGCTTTTGTTAAATTCTATGAGGTAGTACAAAGTATTCCTCTTGCTGATGTTATGAAAGTATTTGATGATCCAAATTCAGCTCCAGTTCCTAAACCGATTCAAAAATCAGATCCTGGTAAATTTAATACAACATACGAGCCAGATATTATGTTTGCTACAATAGCAGCTATTGTTTCTAAGTCTGAGAAAATTAAACCTCTTACAGCTGATCAGTATTCAAACGCTGTTGATTATGCAATCAGATTGGATTCAGCATCATACGGAGCTTCCTTCATAGCTATGTTAAATTCCAAGCACGATTACATTAAACTTGATAGAGCATACACAATGCATCTTAAGAAGTTCACGTCACACTACGGTCTTTAATAGAACCAAATTAATATCAAAACCCCTGAATTTCAGGGGTTTTTTGTGGAGCTAAGTTTTATCTTTTGAATATATAAAGAAAAAGAACATCTAAATGAAATTCATTAAAGATTTTAAAGCATACAAAATAAACGAGGAAGCTGGATATGGCAACGACTATTTTGTTGATCAAAAAGTTGAAAAATCCCAATACTACTTTTTTAAAGTTGGTGAGGGCGAAGAAGAAATTGGCCTAATCGTTAAAATCGGAAAATTTGCAAAATCTGCTATCATTTCAGAGAACGAAAAAAGCTATGGTGTTATTCACATAGAACCTATCGATGTTAATGACATGGATGATTATTTGGTGAATGACAGCGAGTATAGATCAAGAGAGGATGACAAATTCTCTATCCCTAGCGATTTACTGGCTCAAACCTTTGACATCATCGAAAAAGCAATGGACAATTACCTAGAGAAGAATCCAAAGGTAACTAAGTTCTATGATGAGATGTTGGAGAATCTAGAAATGACCCCGGAAGAATACACAAGCTTTGTTACACCTAAGATCGAAGATTGGTCAGAGGGAAGATGGAGTGTTCAGTCAGGATCCACACAAAGCGTTCTAATCTACATGAAAACATCCCATGAGTAATTTAAAGAAATATGGTGAATTTATCAATGAGTCTTTAACTCCTGTCATGTACATGAGTGTTAAGAACCCATTGAAAAATTCAATAGTTAAATTCTTATACGAAAAAGACAAAGCCACCCGAAAGGAAATCATGGAGTTTGCCGCAACCCTTGGCGAAAGCGGACAATCCGTGGATAGAAGATGGATCTCTAGAAACAAGCAATTAATCAAATGTGTTGTCTCTGAAGAGGGTCCAAACCACTATTCTCTAACCAAATTAGGGAAAAGATTTGCTAAAAGCCTCATAGTTAATGAAACTAAAGGGGCATAGTCAATATAATTAATAAATATTTTTTTATGGAAAGCTACGAAAAATTAGTTGCACTCTTAGAGTCAATGAAAGAAAACGTTGAAAAATTCTTTGTTAAAGGCAATAAATCAGCCGGAACAAGAGTTAGAACTCAAGCTCAAGAAATCAAGAAATTAGCACAAGAACTTCGTTTAGATGTTCAGAATGCTAAGAAGACAACTGAGCAATAAGATAAAACTTTAGAAGCCAGCCTTAGGGCTGGTTTTTTGTGTCCATTGATATATAGAACATCAAAATTTGAAACAACCTCATTGATTATATCTTTAATTGGTATATAAAAACAAAAAATTATGGCTTATTATCAATGTAAAGTAACGTTTGATTCTGGTGAAACAAACAAACAAGGAAAACCAATGATCACTAAAACCGTGATGCTAGTAGAGGCTACAGGTGTAACCGAGGCAGAAGCTAGAATCCACGACCACTTAAAATCCGATATTTTGGAATTTGAAGTGACCTCGGTTGCCTTGTCTAACATCGAATCGGTGTTGCAAGAAAAAGACAAGTAAAAAAATGAAAAATCCTAAATCTCCTGTAGAAGATCAAATCCAAGAGGGAAACTCAGAAACCCATAACTATGAGGTTCCTGATAGTCCTGTTAAAATCCCAGACAATGATACTGGATTTAAAATGGTTAAGAAAAACTACAGGAGATTTATTTGGACAATGGATGAGCATTCCAAGAAAAGAGTTTCTGGTAAAGATAAATAGTTATATTAACACGAACTATGATTAATGAGAAATCACTCTCCAGAACTCAACAAAGATTATTTGGTCAGGCATACGGAGTAAAGATGTGGAAAAAGACCAACGGCAAGAAAGGAATCAATCCCACCGATATTAATCCCAAATACAAAGAAGAGATAACAAATTTAGCTAATAGCATGTCCTTAGCTAAGCTGAAAGAGTTTGCTGAGACCAAACATAAGAAATTACCAGAAGAGGTAGAAGAAGGAGTATTAAAGGACATTCATTATCGTTTAAGCCCAGATGCACAATACGATCCTTCCAAAGAAAAATCTAGAAGACCCGGTAATCTAGCAGACTATAGAGAATTTATAAAGAAGAATAAAATTAAATAATATGGCAGACCAAAAGATCAATGAAGGATGCGGATGTGGCGGTGGATCGTCTAATGCACAACCATCAGCTAATATTGTTAGAGAACAAGATCCAGCAGTTGGAAAACAAGCTTCCCTATTGGATGGAAGAACTGGAACAATCAATGATTCTATTAGAAACTCTAGAGGGGAAGTTATTGGATATGTTCTAAATAACGACAATGGTGCTTTCAGAGTATTCAAGGAGAAAGTTACCAACATTTATGAAAGCGAAGGAGCAATGGCTTCTTTAGATGCTACCCCTGGCATGGGAGAGGTTGCACCGCCAACAAAAGATTCAGTTGGATCTGGTGATGTGTTTCCATCTCTGACTGCAGGAACCGGAGCAGCTAAGAAAGGTAAAAAGAAAAAAGAATCTAAGTCTATAAGTAATCCAGTAATGGGATGGAAAGAATTCCAGAAAAATATGCTTAAGAGTCAATAATCGGGTGACAAAATTTCTAATTTTCCCCGTAACGTATGTGAAAATGTCTTAATATTTATTAAGGCATTTTTTTTGCAGTTTATTAGTTAATATAATTTATAAACTATGAATACAAGAATCTATTCACCAGCAACTAGACTATTGGATATCTACAATGGTTTAGATTTATTCCTAGGTAATAATCTACAGGAAGAAACCCAAATCCTTTCGTTCGATGTACCTGGATTCAGCAAAGACGATCTTTCAGTTGTGATTGATCAGGATGAAGCTTTATTAACCATTAAGGGAGAAAAAGAAATCAACGGAAAATCAAGATCAATCAATAAGAGTATCAGGGATTATTCTTTTAGAAATCTAGATCTAAAGAAAGTAGAAGCTAAAGTTGAAAATGGAATTTTAACCATTGATCTAAGTGAAGCTGAAGATAAGAACAAATTGAGAAAAAAACAAATTTCTCTAAACTAAATCTCTTACATTTGGTGTGTGGAAAAACTCGATCTAATACAAACACACTATATAGGGAATCCTTGGAAGATCATGATTTCGTGCATTCTCTTAAATCAAACTAGTAATCAACAGGTTCGTCCAGTGATTACTAAGTTCTTCGATGTTTTTCCCACACCAAATTCTTTAAACGAATCTCACATACCCGCCATCTCCGAAATCCTTAAATCCACTGGATTTCAAAACATCAAGGCAAAGAGAATACTGGATTTCACCAAAGCATGGAATTCGGGTGAAAGAGATCCTAACAAATTTCCAGGAATAGGTCCATACGGTAGAGATGCCTGGAAAATCTTCATTGAGGAAAAAATAGACTTCGTCCCCGCGGATAAAAAACTATCTGCCTATCTTGCCCAATTAAATCAATAGAACAGGATTTATTCCTTGAAACTACTCCGTTTATTTTTGTATAAAAGTCGATATGATAATCGACATTGAAAATCTCGGAGAATCTTTAAGGGTTTCTCATTACACGGAAGAAGGCGATTTAGCCTACTTAGATTTAAAGATACCAGTATCCGAAAGATACACATGGAGAAAGTGTTCGGCTTCCGATAGGAGTCGTGAAAAGGGTTGGGCTTCTTGGGACGGTTTTCCTGTTAAGAAGCAATCAACTTTAAAATACGACAAATATCGGCAAGTTGAATTACTTGAATCATTCGACCCTGAAATCACAAAGCCTCTCTGGGCAACGCAAACCCCCAAAAAATACTTTGTCGATATTGAGGTTGAGATCACAGACAACAGAGCAGATTCGCTTGACACCCTACGTGCTAACAACAAGGTACTAACAATTGCAATTGCATCATCCACTGGTAAGATCTTAGTTCTTGGTTTAGATAAAATGGATTCTCCAAAGATTCTAAATATTGAAAAGAGAGTTAACGATCACTTTAAGGATTTACCTTACGATACCAAATGGACTTTCAATTATAGATCTTTTGAAAGTGAGTTTGATATGATCTATACGTTCATGGCAAAGCTCATGCACAAAATGCCACTCATCACAGGATGGAACTGGTTTGGATATGACTGGCCTTATTTAACTAATCGTGCTCGTAAATTAGGTATTGATCCTAAAATATCTTCACCAAGTGGTGTGCTTCTAGGTAAAGATCAAATTCCAATGCACGTACTAATGGTCGATTACATTCAGATCTATAAGAAATGGGATAGAGTAATTAAGATCAGGGAATCAGATTCATTAGCATATGTTTCCAATGCAGCACTCGGAGTTTCTAAGATCACATACAATGGAACATTAAAAGATTTATATGAATCAGATTTTGAGACGTATATCTTTTATAACGCCATTGACTCCTGTCTAGTACATTACATTGATCAGAAGTTAAATACGCTTGCTACGTTCTTTAAAATAGCAAACGTAAGTGGTGTAGAGATTAACAGGGCTTTGTCTCCTGTCTGGACAACTGAAGTATTAATGCTCCGAAAATTCAGACAAAAAAATCGTGTCATAGTATACGATAGAAAGGATGAAGAACATGTTAGATTCGAAGGAGCTTATGTTAAACAGCCCATTAAAGGATTACACGAATGGGTAGTATGTTTTGACTTTGCTTCACTATATCCTAATACAATGATGCAATGGGGATTATCACCAGAGATATTCATAGGAAAGAATCTAGCAAGCCCACCGGAGGGTGCAATCAAAACTGCAGGAGGTGCATACTTCTTACCTAAGGAAGGCGAAGAACCGGTACTAAGAGATGTACTTACAACATTATACACGATGAGAAAATCCGCTAAGAAGAAATATGTTGAATGCGAGACTAAAATCATGGAATTACAAGAACTATTAAAAACAAAATAATATGGCTAACGTAGACAATTCATGCGCACACCTAGAAGTTGAAGATGTATTCAATGAATCTAAAAACACCCTTGCTGATCTTTATAATTTGCAAAAGGATATTCAAGAGAATGTGTATGGTTATAATTTCGAAGAGCTAAGAAATAAACCATTAAATGAATTCAGACAATTCTTTGATTGGAATTATCATGCAATTCAAGATGAATTGAGGGAAACATTTGATGCACTAGGAGGGATCAAAGATGGCATTGGAAATGGTGTTTGGAAACCATGGAAAAAGGTATACCACGAAAAAGCTCCTAATATGACTTTTGAATCATTAACTGATGACGACAAGAAAGAACTTCAAATGGAACTAATTGATATTCAACACTTTCTATTTAACATGATGTTAGCAGCAGGATTAACACCTTCAGATCTAATGAACATGTATTTTGCTAAAAACAAAGAAAATAGAGAAAGACAAAAGAGAGGTTATTAGAAGAAAAAATTATAAAAATTCATTATTTCAAAAAGAAGATCCTACGATCTTCTTTTTTTGCGGGTAAATATACCTTAACCAAATTGATGATGATATATAGGGTTGAATAAAAGCACTAGAGTTGGCACAGAAAACCAGACCGGAACTTAGGATACGATTTCAAACGGGTGATATACCAACCCAACAAGACTTCGAAGATTTATTCGACAGTTTCTATAACATATTAGAAGATCCCCTTAATACTGCAGTGGGACCGACCGGAGCAGCAGGTCCAATGGGTGCTCAAGGTGATCCCGGAGAGACAGGAGCACAAGGTGCTCAAGGTGGTCCTGGTGTAAACGGAGCTCAAGGAGCAACCGGACCAACTGGTCTTCAAGGAATAGGCGGAGCACAGGGATATGCAGGATCCGACGGAGCACAAGGAGCCAAGGGAGGTACTGGTGCACAAGGAGCTGCTGGTGCAGGAGCGCAAGGAGCAGCTGGACCACAAGGAGCAGCAGGTTCTGCCGGATCTCAAGGTTTAGATGGTGCTGATGGAGCACAGGGTTCAAAGGGAGATACAGGAGCGCAAGGTTCAAAAGGCGATGCTGGTTCAACAGGAGCCCAAGGATCTAAAGGTGATGCTGGATCTACGGGAGCACAAGGTTCAAAGGGAGACACAGGATCCCAGGGTTTAAAAGGCGATACAGGATCACAAGGATCTGCTGGTGTTGGCGTACCTACTGGCGGAACTCAAGGGCAAATTCTAGCAAAAAATAGTAACGGAGACTACGACACATATTGGATAACTAATACTGGTGGAACTAGTGGTGGTTCAGGAGCACAGGGTGACACAGGAGCACAGGGTGACACAGGAGCACAAGGAGCACAAGGAGCACAAGGATTATCAGGAGCTCAAGGTTCAAAGGGTGACACGGGAGAACAAGGATTATCAGGAGCTCAAGGCTCAAAGGGTGACACCGGAGCACAGGGATTATCAGGAGCTCAAGGTTCAAAGGGTGACACTGGAGCACAGGGATTATCAGGAGCTCAAGGAGCTAATGGTTCCGATGGAGCACAGGGATCACAAGGAGCAACTGGTTCTGATGGTGTAGACGGAGCACAAGGAGCAACTGGTTCTGATGGTGTAGACGGAGCACAAGGAGCTAATGGCTCCGATGGAGCACAAGGAGCAGATGGTATAGATGGAGCACAAGGTGCTATCGGATCACAAGGAGCAACTGGTTCTGATGGTGTAGACGGAGCACAGGGTTCTGATGGAGCACAAGGAGCAACTGGTTCCGATGGAGCACAAGGAGCAGATGGTATAGACGGAGCACAAGGATCTAATGGAGCAGACGGAGCGCAAGGATCTAATGGTATAGACGGAGCACAAGGAGCAACTGGTTCCGATGGAGCACAGGGTTCTGATGGAGCACAAGGAGCTAATGGTTCCGACGGAGCTCAAGGAGCTAATGGAGCAGACGGAGCACAGGGAGCTAATGGTTCTGATGGAGCACAAGGATCTAATGGAGCAGATGGTATAGATGGAGCTCAGGGAGCAACTGGTTCTGATGGAGCTCAGGGAGCAACTGGTTCTGATGGAGCTCAGGGAGCAACTGGTTCTGATGGAGCTCAGGGAGCAACTGGTTCTGATGGAGCTCAGGGAGCAACTGGTTCTGATGGAGCACAGGGAGCAACTGGTTCCGATGGAGCACAGGGAGCAGATGGTATAGATGGAGCGCAAGGAGCAACTGGTTCTGATGGAGCACAGGGAGCAACTGGTTCTGATGGAGCACAGGGAGCAGATGGTATAGATGGAGCGCAAGGTGCTGATGGAGCACAGGGATATACTGGATTACAGGGTGAACAGGGAGCGCAAGGTGCTGAGGGGGCGCAAGGTACTGATGGAGCACAAGGATCGATCGGAGCAGACGGAGCACAAGGATCTAATGGATCTGATGGAGCACAAGGAGCAACCGGTTTTGACGGAGCACAAGGAGCAGAGGGAGCACAGGGAGCAACGGGTTCTGATGGAGCACAAGGAGCAACTGGTTTCGATGGAGCACAGGGAGCAACGGGTGCTGAAGGAGCACAAGGAGCTAACGGATTCGACGGAGCTCAAGGAGCAGAAGGTGCTTCTGGGACATCCGGAATATCCGGTGTTGATGGAGCACAAGGAGCAGAGGGAGCACAAGGAGCAGAGGGAGCACAAGGAGATTCTGGAGCAGATGGAGCACAGGGAGCGCAGGGATTTTCTGGTCTGCAGGGAGATACTGGAGCACAGGGATCAACCGGTTCTGATGGGGCACAAGGAGATTCTGGAGCAGACGGAGCACAAGGAGCGCAGGGATTTTCTGGTCTACAGGGTGACACTGGAGCACAGGGAGCAACGGGTTTCGATGGAGCACAAGGAGATACCGGAGCACAAGGAGCAACAGGTTCCGATGGAGCACAAGGAGCAACAGGTTCCGATGGAGCACAAGGAGATCAAGGTCTTCAAGGAGCACAAGGTGACACAGGAGCACAAGGTGACACAGGAGCACAAGGTGACACAGGAGCACAAGGTGACACAGGAGCACAAGGAGATCAAGGTCTTCAAGGAGCACAAGGTGACACAGGTCTTCAAGGAGCACAAGGTGACACAGGAGCACAAGGTGACACAGGAGCACAAGGTGACACAGGAGCACAAGGTGACATAGGAGCACAGGGTGACACAGGTCTTCAAGGAGCACAAGGTGACACAGGTCTTCAAGGAGCACAAGGAGATCAAGGTCTTCAAGGAGCACAAGGAGATCAAGGTCTTCAAGGAGCACAAGGAGATCAAGGTCTTCAAGGAGCACAAGGTGACACAGGAGCACAAGGTGA